ATGAACAATTACACCATCCGCCCAGTATTTTGGCAACACAAGATCAACTCAAAGGGCACTGGCCCTATTATGATCGCGGTTACGATTGCCCGTAAGGTACGATATTTCAAAACCGCTCTACGCATCCGCGCCGAAGAGTGGGAAAACAACCAGGTTGGCAGGCATCCGAATGCCGCGCTGTATAACCGGACCCTCCGGGACAAGATAGCCGAAATTGAGTCGGAGATTCTTTCCAGGTCGCTATCGGGCGAACTGGTGACCAGCAGGAACGTAAAAGCTACCCGGCTGGTCAATGTCTTTGAATTCGTGGAGGACGTAAAGAAGAACATGCATGGCGCCACGCAGCGGCGGTATACCTGTGAGTCCAACCGACTGAAGAGATACGCAGGACCTAAATTGGAATTCCGGGATATTACGACACAGTTCATGCGCAACTACGAACGCCACGAGCGAAACCGGGGTCAGGCCCAAAACACCCTCAACACGACTATCCGCTGGATGAAAGCTATCATGAACAAGGCCCGAAAAGAGGGGATCCTCCGTGAGCTGCCGATTTACCAGACGCCGAAGTACGTAAACCCTGAGCGAATCTACCTGGTTGAAGAAGAGCGACAGCAATGGCTCGACTACTGGCGTAAAAGGAAGTGCGACGGGTCCATGTATAATACTTTGACCTGGTTCCTTTTCGGATGCTACTCGGGCCTGCGGCATTCCGACTGGGAGCAGTTCGACTATAAGCGCCGGATAGAAGGAGAATTTTTAAAGCTGCGAACTAAAAAGACAGGCAGCTGGGTAGTCCTTCCTATAGGCAAAACCCTGGCAGAGATTATTGATGTGGTCAAGGATACGCCGGCGCCACTATCCGGGGATAAGATGCGAGCCTATTTAAAGATCCTGGCCGGCCGGATAGGCTGCAGCCGCAACATAACGACCCATACGGCAAGGCATACGTTCGGCTGCCTCTGCGCTCAGCTCCGTCTCCCGAAGTCAACAGCAGCCGAATTAATGGGGATCAGCGAGAAGGTGGTAAATGTGTACTACCACCTGACCGGAGCTGATATTATTGAGCAAGCGGCGGCAATGAAGGAGGTTTAGCTGTCAAGGACGAAGGCCCGGCGATGACGATTTCCACTTCGAACCGTCCGAAAAGACAACCTCATACGCCCACGCCGCGATAATCCTTTTCCCGTCCCTGCTTAATATGCCCCATGTACCCGATCCGGTTTTTCCCGGAAGAAGTGGGGAATCGGTAAACCCTCCGCCGAATCCTCTTTCCGGGGAAGTGCCCATATCAGCGGGCTCTCCGAACGCATTTTCACCGTACCATCGGAAACGAATAGCGTCTATCTTTTTGCCAGAGACATTTTTGTATTTAAGATGCATGTCTTTGAAATTCGAATATTGTTTCTCAACAAAAGCGCTGGACGTTACAACGACAGGGCCTGACCCCACGCCTACGGTATCGAACATGATCGTTTTTGTGTCCGCCTTCATAATACTATCGGCCATGGTGGAGATCTTATAATATTGCAATTGTTTCTTCGATTCGGCTATGAGGCTGTCTGCGTGTTCGAGGTTCCTTTGTTGGTCGTTTTTGCACCCTGATAGTAGGCAAAGCATGGGGAGAAATAATCGTTTCATATATCGGTTTATTGATTGTCATACAAAATTTGTATAACTGTGAACTATGTAAGTGTAAAATAGTTCATTTTAATTTGGTCATTTGATAATAATGATTATTTTAGCCGCCCGATCGGATATAACTTTTATCCTCTTACTTCTCCGAAGTCTCTCCAAACAAAGTTCTCACTAAGAAATAGGTGTGCCTGATTAGTAGCATCATCGGCTTAACCCATTTTTTAACTCTCCTAAATGACCACAATCGTATGGACTTCCAATGTCTTGCCTGTAGTCTAAGGGAAGAATGCGACTGCTTTATCCGCCTTCGCCGCCGCCTATCTTCCGCTTGTCTTTTGCCGTTGGATGAACAATCTCAGCGTGAATTTTGGCAAATTCCTGCCGAAGAATCTCCAGCCCCTTATTCTGACCCTTTGAAAGTTTATCGACAATTGATCGAACTTCATTCAAATTAGTTTCCATCGCGGCCTGGGTATCCTCCCGGGCCATTTTGTTTTCAATGATTTTTAATATTTCTGTTTGAGACCTGCTGGATTCGGATAATGCCCGAAAGGCTTCCGTCAATGTCATCATTATTTGCAGTGGCGAGGGGTCATTTTGCTCCCGCGGATTAATCTCAATTTCTAAATCTTCTGAATTATTCTTTCCTTCTTTTATTCCAAAAAGGTCCTTAAATGTTTTCCATGCCTGAGCAGTGATATTCTGCCTCCGGGCCAATATATTAGAAATACTGCTTGCTGAATTGTATCCTATCATCTTTGCAATGTGCTTATTTTCAGGCAATTTAGAGTCTGCTTCTAGTCTTCTGTAAGCTTTAATAAATAGTTCCGTTCTGTCCAATATGTTAGCCGATTCAGCCATCTCAGAAATAAATTCAGAATAATTAAGAAAATGTTTGCGTAATTCAGAAAGTTCTTTATCTTTGATTCAGAATTGAAACAAAATACAAAAACAATGGCAAAGCAGATCAAAAAAGTGGACCAGACCCAACCGGTCACCCTTCCCTTCGAGGTGATCGGCGCACTGGCTGACAAGTTCAAAAAGGATCCGCTGACCATCAAGCGATGGGTTGACAGGAAGGATATCAGACTTACTACCGATATGGCCAAGGAGGTCTTTGCAGAGAAAAATATTGCGTGGAGTTAAAAAGGCTTTCCGTGAGGATTTTGGGCGTGGCCAGACAAAAGTAATTCTCCTAAACCGATTTTGCAATAGTCAATAAGACATTTCAATGAACGAAGCAACTATCATACAACGACTGGACCGAATAGAGAAGCTGATAAAAGCGCAGGTAGTGCCGAGGAAAAAGCAGGTATGGGTAAACGCTTCGGATGTGATGAAGTTGACCGGGTGGAATAAGGATGACATGTATCGGTTGCGAAAAACTGGAGTTCTAGTATTCAAGAAAGTAAAAACGACCTACCTGTATGATGCGGACTCGATCCCTGAAATATTTATCAAACACCCTCTATGAAACACCTCACAGCAGTAGCGCTTTTGACACTACTCACGATCGCTACCTGGATAATTGAATTGACTTTTTGTTAAAAGATAAACGCGTCGGACAGCTCGGGTAACACCGGGCTCAAGGCGGTAAAAATATTTTTATGGCAAAACTTATCATTACAATAGATACGACCTGCATTCCAGGCAAAGAAGTTGACTTACATCTTACGGGCGACGAAAATCAATACTTTAAAATACCCGCTATACTTGGGGCCTTCATTGAAAGGGACGATAGAGGTAAGGTGTATTTGGTTGGCGCAGTTACCCGTGCAGCCGAGGCAGATCCAACTATTGCAAGAAACATTGTTCAGGATATCTCTCAGCATCAAATGAATAAGCTGCTCGGCAACAAAAACACGATAGAATCAATGCGCAGAGAGATAAACGCGCTGAAGGAAAAGTAATTGGTCCGGCCATCAGTCCGCATCCCGCTACCATAATCGGAGCGGGATTTGGCGGCAAAAGTAATCCCTACAATATGAAAACAAAATGCCCGGCTGCAATTGCTCTTCAATGGGCGATGCTGGCCTTAACCCAGAAAAAAAAGTAAAGTATGCCAGAAGAATCTAAACATACGCCCGGCCCTTGGTTCGCAGTCGAATACGCTGGATACTGGAATCTTCAAACAGAACCCTTTTATACTGACGAGGGCGATCTGCTTGATGAAGAGCATACCGCAGCTGCGTCAGATAATGCGAAACTTGCGGCTTCTGCTCCTGCACTGTTGGCAGACATAAGGAAGTTAGCTACTGTAGCTGAAATGCTTTCTCCCGACACGCTTTCTGGATTGTATCACGGCGTTACTTTTTTTACCGATGAAGAGATCAAGCTTATTGAAGAGGCCCGCCAGATCGCTAAAAAGTACCTTCTATGAATTGGATCTTCTTCGCCTCTGTAACCCTCTTTATCTGGCTCTTTGGATTGTGCCGCCGGATCATGCTCGAAGCCAACAAGAACGCCAAAACCCATAAAACCCACTACGATGACACAAATACTCTTTATCTGGATGGTCGCCCTTATACCCCTTTTACTGATATATATAGCCGCTATAAGCGAGTCGGTAAAGGAGTTCCGCTACAGGATGTCGGGAATAATTGATTGCCTGAAGGATTTCACGGCGCAGGTGTGGTTGGGAGTGAGCAGGATTTGGAAGAGGCGCAGGAAGATTAAGCTGGATGAATACGAGCGGTTTTATCACGACTGATTTTTTCATAGGATTAGGTTTAATGGTGCCGGTCCTTTTCTAAGGATCGGCTTTTCAAAAGTTTCTTTTTTAGTCTTCATAGGCAGTGAGGTTTGGCAAGCGGGATCAGTAACCCTGGTCCTGCTACTTTTAAAAAGCAAATCATGAAAGCATCAGAACAAAATACGTGGTACTGCAAGTCAGCGAAGGGCATTCAGCAGGGCTTATATAACCTCTTGGTTATAAAGAAAGGCATCTCCGTTGAAATAGTTAAACAATGCCTCACTGAATACAGCGATCGACATATCAACAGATATAATGGCAAACCCTGCGTTGATAGAAATTTCATCCTAAGCTGTTCTTCATACTTCGAAAACTTCCCAAAATTTCTGGAAATAGTGACGGAAAAAACAGGGGTAAAATTTTCGAAAAGACCGAATCGGAAAAGGAAATATTCCTATCAAGAGTGGTGGGATCAATGTAATACTGACGGAACGTTTGCCTATAGCGGCGTGACCGATGACTTTTAAACCCACCGGAAAAGGTAACCCGGTTTCAGATATGCCCGACGAATTAAAGTAGAGTCACACATGAGGTAAACAAAAAGGGCCGGGGTAGAGGCCGGCCCTATAATTATCAATCAAATACCAGAAATAAAGTTATGAAAATTCTAACACTTCAACGGCTGACCCTGGTAAACTTCAAGGGAATAAAGAGCCTTGTAGTAGACTTCCAGTCAGTTACGTCTATTTACGGCGCGAACGAGGCCGGCAAGACCACGCTCATGGACGCCTTTCTATTCCTGCTCTTCGGCAAAGACTCCACAGACCGAAAGGATTTCGAGATCAAAACCCTCGATTCCAACGGGAAAGCAAAGGAAAAGCTTGACCACGAAGTAAGCGGCATCCTTATAGTTGATGGCCGGGAGGTCGAAGCCCGCAGGATCTATCGGGAAAAGTGGACCGTTAAGCGTGGTAGTAAAAAGGAAGATATGACCGGCCACGAAACGGAATTATTCTGGAATGGTGTCCCGGTCAACCTGAGCGAATATCAGGCGAAAGTCAACGGACTGATCAATGAATCTGTTTTCAAACTGATCACCAACCCCCTCTATTTCAACTCTATCAAATGGCAGGACCGCCGCAATGTCCTCATGGAAATTGCCGGAGAGATATCGGTCGGGGAAATTACAGACCCGCTGATCACCGCGAGTAATAAGGGCGAATGGGCTGACCTGTTAGCCAACATCAATCACGGCATCGTATCCGGCCTGACCTCAGAAAAGGCTCTGGAAGAATACCGCCGAAAGGTAGCCGCCCAAAGAAAGAAGGTAAAAGATCAGCTGGAAATGCTGCCTACCCGCATCGATGAGGCTACCCGCGCAACTCCCGAAGCGCTGGATTTCGATTCCCTGCAAGTGGAGATCGAAGCCAAACAGGCCGAAATAGCAGAGCTGGACGCCGCCCTACAGAACGTCGCCAATGCTCAGAAGGAAAAGAATAACGCCAACCTTGCCCGGCAAAATGAGATATACGCGCATCAGCGACAGATACAGACCATTGAAAGTGAAATCCGGTCCTTACTCAACCAGGATAAGATCGACCGGGATACGAACGTTAAGAAGCTCCGCGCTGATGGCCGGGCGAAGGATTCAGAACTGACCACTCAAAGGACTTTCCTTTCGTCTTGTGAGCGCAAGAAAGGAACACTTGAAAAGGAAATGGCCGACCTCCGCGCCGACTGGGCGAAAGTCAACGCCACACAGCCCCATAAGCATGATGACGATTTTACCTGTCCCTCATGCAAGCAGACTCTGCCAGCCGGAACCGTTGCCGAAAGGAAAGCCGCTCAGGAAAAGGCCGATAAGACCTTTAGCGATAATAAGGCCAAGCGCCTCGGAGAAATCACCGCCGCCGGGCAGGAGGCCAAGAAAAGCCATGAGGCAACTGAAAAGCAGATAACCGATACGTTGGCTGCAATCAATACCCTGACCAAAGAAACCGAAGCCCTCCGTCAAAGCATCTCCGCCCTGGAAGCGGAAACGGCTACTCTTGATAGCGAATCAGATCAGATCATCGCCGCCCAGATCGCACAGAGCCAGGAGATAAATGAATTGAAGGAACGCATCGCTGCGCTGCAAGCCGAAATCGAAGCCTCGCAGGACCAGGAGGACAACAGCGAGATCAAGACGCGGCGGGCTGCGCTTACGGTAGAACTGGATGCCCTTAAAAAGCAATACAACACCAAGGAGCAGATCGAAAAAGCGCATCAGCGCATCGCCCAACTGAATGCCGAAGAATCAACCCTTGCCGATCAGCTGGTTCAGCAAGACGGTTTGGAGTTTATTATCAATCAATTCATCCGGGCAAAGATGGAAGCTATCACCGAAAGGATAAATAGCCGGTTTAAATATGCCCGCTTCAAACTGTTTGAAGATCAGATCAACGGCGGCCAGGCCGAATGCTGCGAGACAACCTATAAGGGTGTTCCATTCTCCGACCTGAATACGGCCGGTAAGATCCTGGTCGGTATCGATATCATCAACGCCTTATCCGACTTCTACAAAGCATCCGCGCCTATCTGGCTGGATAATCGGGAATCGGTAAGCTCCATTCCGGATACGGATGCTCAGATAATTAACCTAATTGTTTCACCGGCCGACAAGCAACTGCGCGTCGCCTAACCGTATTCATTATGTCAACAACAACTCCGGTCGCATCGGCGGCCACACCTTCGACCCCCGCTAAAAGATTTCAGGAAGAAACCATTACGCGCGTTCTTGAAAAGATAAATCATTTCAAGTCCGCAGGAGAAATAAGACTGCCGGCCAACTACAGTCCCGAGAATGCGCTTAAATCCGCATGGCTTATCCTTCAGGATACTTTCGATAGGAACGACAAGCCGGTTCTTGAGGTTTGCACCCAGGCCAGTATTGCCAACTCTCTATTGGATATGGTATTGAAGGGGTTGAGCCCTGTCAAAAAGCAGTGTTATTTTATAGCCTACGGAAACGAGCTTTCCTGCGACGAGTCATATTTCGGTAAAGAGGTCGCCGCAAAGAGAGTAGGGAATGTGAAGGATATTAAGCCGGTCACCATCTACCAGGATGACGAGTTCGAGTTCGAAAAGGACACCCTGACCGGTCGCAACAGGATCATCAGCCATAAGCAGAAGATCGAAAATATCGACCACGAAAAGGTGAAGGGGGCGTATTGCGTCATAACCTACAATGACGGGACGGTCGATGTGGAAATAATGAGCATTAAGCAAATCCGCATGGCGTGGACCATGGGAGCAACCAAGGGCAATTCCCCGGCTCACCAAAAATTCACCGATGAAATGGCAGAAAAGACAGTGACAGCCAGGGCATGCAAGGGTATCATTAACGGGACAGACGACGCGGACCTTTATAAAGAAATCGAAGAACGTCCGAACGCTGCCGAGGCCAATGTAAAAAACTTGGTCAGCAACGGGGCCAATAAAAAGGAGCTTGGTTTTTCTGAGGAGCCAATTACAGCCGCCGAAGTTACTACCGGGCAGAAGGAAGAGGCAAAGCCAGAAGTAAACAACAATGGTCAAACGCAAATCGGAGGCCCGGGATTCTAATGCGCCTAAAAATAATCAACAGTAACTCGAAGGGTAACGCCTACATCGTGGAAAATGACCAGGAGGCGTTGCTTATCGAGTGCGGTGTTCGGTTCGATATGATTAAAAAGGCGCTGAATTTTAGCCTGTCTAAAGTTGTCGGGTGCATTGTCACGCACGAACACGGAGACCATTGCTGCGGTGTGAAGGACTTGACTTATTCAGGGATCAATGTCTACGGAACGGCCGGAACGTGCAACGATCTTGTTCATAAATGGAAGGCCAACCCGCATCGGGTTCACCCGAAACATACCGAACAGTCTTTCAATCTTGGCGGCTTCCAGATAATGCCTTTTAAAACCATCCACGACACAAAGGAGCCTTGCGGGTATATGATCCGTCATGCAGAATGCGGGACAACCCTTTTCCTGACCGACACAGTATATAGTCCTTATTCCTTTAAGAACCTGAATAACATCATCGTAGAGGCCAATTACTGTGAGGACATCCTTGAGCAAAAGCGGCAATCCGGGTCGACTATAGAGATGCTGCGGGACCGAGTCATCGAGTCGCATATGTCACTGCAGAACTGCAAGGCGTTTCTACGGGCAAATGATCTGAGCCAGGTCAACAATGTGGTGCTGATCCATCTATCGGACAGTCACAGCGACGAGGCGCGTTTCAAGCGGGAGGTAGAGCAGGTGACCGGCAAAACAGTATGGGCGGCGGATAAAGGTATGGTGATAGAGAATTTCAACAAAACCCCCTTTTAATGAAACCAGTTCTCGATATGGCCCGGGTCCACGGATGTGCTGAATGGCTGGAAAGCTGTGCAGACGATTATACAGCAACTTCTTCAGTCCATTGGCTGATAGATCAGCTGGGAATGTTGGTCAAGTCCATGGCCTTTATAAACGGTCAGATGGCGGTCGCCAAACAGCGGTTGAACGACGTGAAGAGAAAAGCCTACGAGAGCCTTGTTGCCAGTAGCATCGCCAATGAGAGCTATTTCGCGCCGTCCTTGGCAAAGGATTATATCGCCAGCAAGGTGTCGGAAGAGCAGTACAACTATGATATGTGCGAGCGGACGGGCCGGACTATCGTTCACACGGTTGATGCCCTCAGAACTGCCATCTCAGCGCTGAAGGAAGAGGCCAAACTGGAAGGATATGCTAACCAACAAAATGCGAACTCGTAATGGTAAACGCTGATGTACTTGCCCGACTTGTCGCCGCCCGAACTCCAAGGGAGAAGAAGAAGCCGCAGCCGCTAAAGCAAATGAGCGAGAAAACAAAAGCAAAGCAGGCCGAAGAGAAGGCTGTGTTAGCAGCGGACAAAGACTTTTACCTGGAGATATGGCTTGCCAGCCCACATGTGTGCGGAGAATGCTCAAATAAACTCGGCAAGGAGCCGCTTACCCTTTTCTTCCATCATCTGCTCCCGAAAGCGAAATATCCGCAGTTCCGACATACCCCTGAAAACATCATGATCCTTTGTCCGGACTGTCACACACAAGCTGAGGTTGATCTGGACAAGGTGCCGAAAGTAAAAAAGAGAAGGGACGAAGTTGAAAAGCTTCTGATACAATAAGTTTTTAATGTCCCCATAGCGCCTCAGTCTTCGGAGACACGCGCTTTAATCTGTCCCTGCTGGAAATTGAATCGAAACAATTTTCTATCTATTAAAAGCAGGATGAATGACTTACGGATCTGTCTGTTCTGGAATTGAAGCTGCAACTGTGGCCTGGCACCCCCTCGGGTGGCAACCGGCATGGTTTAGCGAGATCGGGAGATTCCCCTGCCGTCTCCTTCAGCACTATTACCCTAATGTCCCCAACCTGGGAGACATGCTTAAAATCGGACATAATGAGCACTTCCAGCAATCAGCTATCGATCTTCTCGTCGGAGGAACCCCCTGCCAGTCATTCAGCACAGCTGGGCTCCGCGGAGGCCTTGCGGATGATCGTGGAAACCTGGCCCTTGAATTTTGCAGAATTCTTATTGCAAAACGGCCACGCTGGTTTGTTTGGGAAAACGTCCCCGGTGTTTTTAGCTCTTACAGCCATGAAACGGAAGATTGGGAAACCTCAGACTTCGCGTCCATCCTCACCTCGTTTCGGGACTGCGGGTATAGTTGCTCCTGGAGGGTGCTGGACGCTCAATTTTACGGAGTACCCCAAAGACGCCGTAGAGTCTTCGTTGTCGGACATTTTGGAGACGACTGGAGACCATCTGCAGCGGTATTATTTGAGCCCGAAGGCCTGCGCCGGGATTCTCCGAAGAGCAGCAAAAAGAGGCAAACGGTTGCCGGAACCATTGGAAAGCGCACTGGTGGCCGTAGCATCGGCGCTGAAGAGGCCGGGGCCGGATTGCTTATCGCCGGAACAATAGATGCATCCTATGGCCGCTTGCAGGGCGCCAGCGGAAAGGACGCTGGGCATGGACATTCAACCTTAGTTTTTGGCGGCAATAATACTTCTGGTCCTATAGGTATAGCCACGGCAGTAAACAGCAGCAAATCGGCCTCCGGCCGCCTCGATTTCGAATCTGAAACTTTTATATGGTCAATCATGCCGATGAATAGCTCCAAAGATTACAAAGCTCGAGAAGTTCAGGTCACTCAACCCATAACCGCCAATCAAGGAATTTCAAATAATGGCGGCGATATCATCCAGCAGGAGCATTGCGTGCGGCGCCTGTCTCCACTTGAATGCGAAAGACTCCAAGGATTTCCGGATCATTATACTGGAATTCCTGGTGCCGCAGACTCGCCTCGATATGAAAGCATCGGCAACTCAATGGCCATACCCGTCATGCGCAGAATAGGGCTGAGAATTGATATGGTCGATAAAATCTTTAAGCTAAACATCCAATGAGTACATACGAACAGTTTCTTCAAAAAAAGGAAAAGAGGTTTCACGCCGGGGGATTTACTCCGACTGCATTAAATCCTTCTCTTTTCCCATTCCAAAAACATGTTGTTACCCAGGCGCTTGAAAAGGGACGTTTCGGGATCTTCGCGGATTGTGGGCTAGGCAAAACACTCATGGAGTTGGAATTTGCCAGCCAGGTAGCAAACCATACCGGACGCCCTTTTCTAATCACCTGCCCTTTGGCCGTCGGCGCTCAAACAATCCGGGAGGCTCAGAAATTCGGGTACGGTGCCAATATCTCAAAGTTCGGCACTGACAATGCCATCGAGGTCATCAACTTCGAGAATCTCGATAAGGTTGATTTTTCGAAGTACGCTGGTGTCGGCCTGGATGAAAGCTCCATCCTCAAAAATTACGAAGGAGCCTACCGGAATATGATCATTGAAGGTTTCCGGAATACCCCCTACAAGCTGGCAGCGACGGCTACGCCCGCCCCGAACGACCCGATGGAGTTAGGCAACCACAGCGAATTCCTTGGCGCCATGAGCCGGCAGGAGATGCTATCTATGTACTTTGTCCACGATGGCGGTGAAACGGCGAAATGGCGGCTTAAAGGTCATGCAGAGTTTAAATTCTATGAATACGTCCGCAGCTGGGCGACCATGCTCAGCAGGCCGTCAGATATCGGATTTGACGACGAGGGTTACAATCTCCCTGGCCTCAATTACATCGAACGCCAGATCAAAACAGAATCCGTCGGTCTTTCCCTCTACAATGATATGGCCGTTTCGGCTACCCAATTTAACGCCGAGCTTCGCCGGACGATGGTCGCCCGCATGCACTCCACCGCAGAAATCGTCAATAATTCTTCTGAAAATTTTGTGGTCTGGATAAATCACAACCCCGAAGGCGAAATGCTCCGCCGGCTTATCCCTGGGTCTTATGAGGTTACGGGTTCAGACAGCTCCGAGTATAAGGAGGAAATGCTTCAGGGTTTCGCAGAGAATCAATTCCGGGTGCTGATAACCAAGCAAAAGATTGCCTCGTTTGGCCTCAATTACCAGAACTGCCACAATACCGTTTTTGCTTCCCTTGACTTTTCCTTTGAGCGTCTTTACCAGGCGATCAGGCGGTTCCATCGGTTCGGCCAGCGGCATGCCGTAAACGCCTTCCTGATCACGACCGACACCATGCGGAACGTCTCGCAGTCCATCAAGCAAAAGCAGGCTCAGTTCGAAAAAATGAAATACTTAATGACCAAAAATATAGCAGTATGACCGTTGATTTGCAAGGAAATAAGCTTATTCATGGCGATAGCATTGAAGAGTTGCCAGGTGTCCCGGATGAAAGCATAGGCTTTACAGTCTTCAGCCCCCCGTTTCCTGATCTGTACTGTTACTCGGATGACAAACGGGACATGGGCAACTGTAAGACCTACGAGGAATTTGAGGAGCATTTCGGTTTTCTTCCTCCGCAGCTATACCGGGTCACGAAACCGGGACGCAATATTGCTATCCACTGCATGGATACTCCTGTTCAAAAAGGCAAATACGGTTACATCGGTTTGCGGGACTTCTCCGGGATTATCCTCCGGGAAATGGAAAAGGCTGGATTTATCTATCACTCCCGGGTGACCATATGGAAGAATCCGGTCACCGAAATGCAGCGGACTAAAGCCCTCGGACTGCTTCATAAGCAGGTAAAGAAAGATTCTACAATGAGCCGGGTGGGGATTCCTGATTACATCCTGATCTTCCGGAAGGACGGAGACCGCGCCGACCCGGTAAAGTGCCCTATATCGGTCGATACATGGCAGCGATACGCCTCCCCTGTATGGATGGACATAGACTATGGCGACACGCTTAACGCAACTACAGCCAGGGAAGAACAGGACGAAAAACACATTTGCCCGCTCCAACTCCCCACCATAGAAAGGCTTATCCATCTATATACTAACGAAGGAGATACCGTCCTGACCACTTTCATGGGGATAGGATCAGAGATCTTCCAGGCGATAAAGATGGGGCGAAAAGGAGTCGGCATCGAGCTGAAGAAAGCATATTTCGATCAGGCTGTTAAGAATGTAAAAGCCGCACTGGAAGGAAAAAAACAATTACTCGCTTTTTAACAAACAATAAAAATACCCCCATTATGGCAAAGACAATGTTTGCGGACGTGCCACCGGCACAAAGACTGCAGGTCCTGATGGACAACTGCGATGGTCACGAGAAGACCAGCTATTTAAAAGACCTCACCAACGAGGAAAAAGACATCAAGCGGGAGACGCTTACGGCCAACTGCATCAGGGTTTTCCACCTGGAAGAAGAAAAGAAGGATGCCGTAGCCGCATTTAAGGCTCAGATCGATCCTTTGAAAGACCAAACCCGGCTGCTTTGCCAGCAGGTTGAAACAGGCAAGGAAGAAGTCAATGGCATGCTTTTCCATTTCGCGGACCATGAGCAATCGGTCATGAACACCTACGACGAGATGGGTGAGTTCGTGGCATCTCGGAGGCTGAAGCCGGAAGAGAAGCAGGCCCGTCTGTTCATTGCGCCCGGCGGGAAAGTAGCCAACGGGGAGTAATTACAAATTTCGAGAAATATTTTTTACAACAAATTCTAAATTTTTTGCATGAAATCGGAATCAGGAAATCAGTATCTCATTTCGCCCAGAGGCGATACCATCAGTGTTTTGGAAGGCAAGGCGCTGGACCCCAAGCACCCTTTACCGCTGAAGATCATCGGGCAGATCGAATCCGTAAACAGCTATCTGACTGCTCGCAGGGGAACGCTGCAGCCGGCGGACTGCCTTCAGTACATTGACCGGGACCTTGCCGTCATCACCATGGACGAATTGGCCGGGACCATTACCCTTGATGTAGACCCTAACCACCCGTTCGGGACAGTCGTTATCGGTAAGCTGGAATTCAACCCCGACTTACTGGTGTGGAGTATTAACAAGGATACGCAGTTTACCAGGGAGCAGCTGATAAAGTTGCTGAAATTAAACCGCCGCTTCTTCCCCGATCCCAGCCAGCACATGATCATGCTGAGCGCATACCAAAAGCTCAACCTGACCGGCCAGACGAATCTTAAGAATGAATCTGACGACCGGGGCAACAGGGAGGCAATGTTTAAGAAGACGATCGACAGCAGTAATATCCCCACAGAGTTCACCTTGGAGATGCCTGTCTTTAAGGGTCAGCCGGCAAAGAAGTTCCGGGTGGAGATCTGTCTTGATGCAACGGACGCTTCCGTCCGGTTCTGGTTTGAATCCGTGGAGCTTATCGAGATCATCGACGCGGACAGGAAGAAGATATTCAAGGACCAGGTTGCTGGCTATCTCGATCACTGCATTATTTGGAAATAACATGCCGCGCAAATCCCCTCATACCGTCACATATACCGATCTGGTTGCCCTTGCAGCTGAGTTGTTGGCCGATAAAGAAAAGCGGTATGCGGGGGCGCAGGCCTTCGGAGCAACTAACATGAACACCCTGACGCACCAGGTAGAAGCGGCGAAGACTTTACTCCGGATGCTGAAGAAATGCCAACCCGGTCAGCAGGCCAACCTTTTCACCTTATTCAATGAAACCCAGAAACAATCCGCTACCTGATAATCCATAAAAGCCCATAGATGCCAGAACACAAGCTACATTATTTCGACTTTTATTTTCAACGGTTTATCGCCAGCACCAAAGGCTGGTCGGATGAAGAGGTGGGCGCTTATGTGAAACTTTTAATTGAGCAGGCCGACAGGGGTTTTATTCCAGAAGATCCGATGGAGTTATCCAGGCTGATCACCAGTTATAAAAAGAATTGGCCTTTGCTTTCGAAGAAATTTAAGGCGGGCGAAAACCAGGGTGAATTACAGAATGGCTTTATGATCGATGTCAGGAACGCGGCGATTAAAAAAATAGAAGCGAACGCAAAGAATGGGAAAAAGGGGGGTCGCCCTAAAAAGCCATCGCTAAGCGACGGAAAAGCGACGGGTTTAATTTCGGAAACCGACGGCTTAACGACGGAAAACCCAACGCCTAACCCAACCGAAACCCAAGTGAAAGCTATACCAGTAACCAGTAACCAGTATCCAATTAAAGAAAAAGATAAAAAAGAAAATTGGGACTATTACCCAAAAGCTGATCTGGAAATTTTGCTGGAATCAGGAGAGACGACCACGGCCATTGAATTCATTTTCCGGCTAAAGCAAATCATGTTGACTGATCAGCGAATCGCCGATTACTGGACGGCCTTCCGGTTAAACCTAAGCGGCGAACAGTTTTATCAGACCCGCGCAGACTTGGTGAAACATTTCCGCAATTGGCTTAAAGATCAGAAAATAGAACAAACTCCTGTGGTGAAAATAGAAACGACTGGCGCCGCGCCTCTTAAAAAAATTATTCGTAACTGATGGAATTCCAAAAGGACATACACTACTCACCCGACCTTGAAGCGGCCATCCTGGGAGCCAGCATGCTGGAAAAGACCGCCTTTGGCCGTACGCATGGGGTTTTGAAAGAAGAAATATTTTACGCCAATGCTAACCAGGTTACCTACAGGGCTATCAACGAACTTTATTCCATCGGGCTTCCTGTGGATATCCTCACGGTCACAGACCGAATCAGGCGGGTCTTCGCTTTCGAGCACTTGGCGGGGGACAATGTGGGCTATTATCTGACGAAGCTCACAAACGCGGTTGTCAGCTCAGCGAACATCGAATTTCATTCCTGGGTACTGAAACGCATGTGGATGGAACGGGAGGTTATCAAGCTTACAACCGGCGGCGTAGCGCTGGAGGGTGACGTCTCAATGAAGCTCATTCAGCTCCAGACGGCCATCCGGGATATCAATTCCGGGGAATTTGTAAAAGACTGGTATGATATGTCGGAGCTGGCAATGGGGCTGCTGAAGCACCAGGAGCACCTGGCCGCCAATCCGGAAGCCTATATAAAAACAGGCATCCGTGACCTGGACGAAAAGAACGGCGGTTTCTTCCCTGGTAATGTTATCGTCATCGGCGCGCGACCCGGCGCCGGCAAGAGTGCCTTTATGGGCCAATTAGCGGTCAATATGGCGAGGGCAGGGAAGAAGGTAGGGATTATATCCCTGGAGATGTCGAACAACGAAATAGCGGGCCGCCTGAGCGCTCTGGATACGGATATGGATTTCCAGCGGATATACCGGGGTCTGTTTCAGGATGAAAACGAAAAGGCCCGGTTTTATGATCGGCTGGCCCGGTCGACCTCCTACCTGCCTATTTCCGTATCCGACGCTACAAAAGTCAGCACCATCGACATCCGCGCAAAAGCTGATAAGCTGAAAGCAAAAAAAGGATTGGATTTCCTCTTCATTGACTATCTGCAGTTGATCAGCTCCGACCAGCCAAAGAACAAAACTCGGGAAAACATCATCAGCGAGATCAGTAGGGCAGTGAAGATCATGGCCAAGGAGTTGAATATTCCCATCGCTATCCTCTGCCAGCTGAACCGGGAGGCGACCAAACGGCAGGGAGACGCCCGTTATCCGCAGCTGAGTGATCTGCGGGAATCCGGCGCTATCGAGCAGGATGCCGACGTGGTCATGTTCATTCACCGGGACTGGGTAGTGGGCATTACCCAGGATGCGGATGGGAATAGCACCGAAAACCAGGCGGACCTCATTGTGCGGAAATGGAGAAACGCGGAACCCAACCTTCATATCCCGTTGGAGTTCGACGGGCCGAAAATGGCCTTCCGATTCAATAAGCAAAACAATTTCCGACCGGTCAGCAGCATTGCGCCCGACGTCGATTATCAACGCGATAACCCCTTTTAACCATGCTAAAGCCCAGCCCTGAATTATTACTAAGCGAGATAAAGCGCATGCAGCGTCTTCATAGGCATGAGGATTTGCCCGGAATACTTACAGATTACATCACAGAGAGATACTACCCTAAAACAATGGCAACCAGCAGAAAGAGGAAAAGAGGGCGGCTAACCTTCGAAAGGATCAGTAATAAGGTTCTGGAATATTACGGGGCCAAATGGGAGGATATAGTCAGGAAGACCAGGAAGAAAGAGGTGGTAGCCGTCCGCCGGGTGATCATGTATTTGCTCGCCGTCCGGACCAAAATGAGTATGGTGTCGATAGGTCAGTTATTCGCAAAGGACCATACGACCGTCATTCACAATCGGGACCGTCTTATTGAGCTCATGCAACTTGACGGCGAACTGAGATTAGAAATAGAATTTTTGAACAGTCAACTCTAACCAGCTTCCTACAGGAGCTATAAACCAATAAAATGAGCGAAAAAAGCGCAATACAATGGACCGATGCGACCTGGAATATTGCCCGGGGATGCACCAAAGTGGATGCCGACTGTAAGTACTGTTACATGTATCGGGACAGTTTTGATAGCCATAGGTACGACCCCTTACAGGTTGTCCGGACTAAGACCGTCTTCGATATGCCGCTGCGGTATAAGGAAACAAAATCCGCCGTCTGGTCTGGCCGGCCGTTGGTCTTCACCAATTCTTTAACTGATTTTTTTCATGAGTCAATAGATGGCTACAGGAAAGAAGCGTGGGATATTATCAGAAAATGCCCGCACCTGATATTCCAAATACTTACAAAGCGTCCTGAACGCATTGCCGACCACTTGCCGCCTGATTTTGGCGACGGGTTGGAAAACGTCTGGTTTGGGACAAGCGTAGGCCACAAGACGGCTAAAAATCGACTATGGGATTTGAGCCATCTTACGACGACATGCAAAACGTTTGTCTCATTTGAGCCGCTGTGGGAAAGGCTGGATTTTGACAACGAGGATTTGAGTACAATCATGTCTTTTGACTGGGTGATCATCGGCGGCGAGAGCGGCAACGATACCGGAAAATACCGTTACCGACCCTGCGAAATTGAATGGATGAAAGAAATATCGGAAGCCTTCAGCAGCTGCGGCGTCCCGGTATTCGTGAAGCAAATGGGTACATATCTTTCCAAATCGCTCGGCATGAGCGACCGGCATGGAAGCAATATCAATGAGTTCCCTCTGGCGCTGCGTAAACGTGAATTTCCTCACCCCCAACAAATAAAGCTATGAGCGATAAGACAATAACCCAACTGGCATTAGAAGCCGGAGTTGAGACGGGTGGAACGGAAAATGCCCTTGCTATCCTGAAGTTTGCGAAAGCCTACGCTGATCAAGAACTAAAAAAAGTAAACGATTTCATACGCGATATAGCCAAGCTACTGGGAGAGGACGGTCTAGGATTCGACGGCCTTTCATGGACGGTAAATGACTTTAAAGAGGCCATCGACCAGGAGAAGAGAAAAGAGGCTATAGCCTTCACAAATTGGACGGCTTGTCCTGATTGCGAATACTCCATGACTGACGAAGATCAATGGACAAGGGGACCGCAGGAGAATATCACAACGGAACAACTCTACGTTATCTATCTCCAATCACTCCCTAAAACAGTATAAGACATGACTAGCAGAGAAGACTTTCCCGGTACGGACGAATGGTATACCTCCAGAGGTATGTCAATCCCTGAGAGAAAAAAAGAGGCAGATAAGACTTTGCAGCTGCCAACGCAAAAACTTTATGGGCATCCCGATATCCCTAAAGAGGACATGGACAAGATTTATAAGTCCGTTGAAATCTGGAATGAAAAATTACAACCGTGGATACTCAAAGGGATGGTCAGAGGGTACTTGCTTGCCATCGGAAAACTTCCCCGGTATTACTATGACGATGTGACCAATCTATAACCCCCTCTTCTGTTTATCCCCCCCCCCATTACACAGGAGAGATAAAATAAAAATAATGCAAGAACAGAAACTTCTTTTTTTTGGATGCGGTAATCGACAGAAAGGGCATTATCTCGTTGAAAGAGAAGACAGCAGCAGCCTCCGCGAAAGTGATGCGGCAAGATACTTTGGTACTGAAAGCCACGGGAGGATTTATAACTGCCTCGATGGAATGTTTGCGCCCGGAGATACCAATAAGCAGGGACTTTATCAAGTGAACACCATCCCGCCGTTTATGATCGTGTCTTGGTGGGATTATACTGGCGATAGCCGAGGGAACAGCAATAGCAACCTCATAGGAACAGGCTTTTCCAGCGCAGAAGAAATGATAGATGCGGCTGTCACTAAGTTTCCTCGAACAATGGCCCGGCAACCGCGCCCTATTCCTAAACCGTAACAATGGCCCGAAGAGACTTTTTAAAATACTTAGGCTTCCATACAGTCGCAAAACAAATAACCATGCAACAACAGCAAGAAAATCACATAAAATGCCCGCACTGCGGCACATGGAACGATGCAATTAAAGGTAAACTTAGAAATAAATGTTGGTACTGTTTAAGCCCTTTGGAGCAGGAGGATATAAAAGAGGAACAGCCAGCCGAAAGGCAAAAGATACTCCGATGGGTTAAGGCAAGCGAAAGGAAGCCAGAAAAAGGGAGCATATGTGTAAATACCGCTTCTGATGAAGTGTGGCGAACGACAACTGCAAATGGGGTATACACTCAATGGCAAATTGATAATATTGAATGGCTCGAAGAGATCGAAGCCCCAGCCGCCTCCCCTGTCATAGGGGATAAGCCGGAAAGAGAAATTCCCCAAATGAGTGACCAGATATCTGCGCAGTCAGATATAGCCGCTCTTGACTATGGTGCCAAAATAGAAAAGATGAGAGGCGAAAGGAGTTACGATAGCTGCGATATCACCGAAGCTCACGAATCGGGGCAAATGTGGATGTATCGCAGGCTAATGAGCGTGGCGCAACCGATCGTAGCCCCGCCCCCTGTCATAGAGACAGGAGAGCAGAAAGGAGAAATACCGGATGGTGTTAATATCGTTTACGATAAGATATTCGTCCCTACCAAGAATGAGCCTGGTGGAGAATATCCGAGCGCTGTTTGCGATTTTGATGATGACGAACAAGAATGGGTCCCAGGAGATTGTTTCGTGAAGCCTATTAAAGGCCCTGTCGCTTTTATGTCGGCTGATTTTTACCGTAAACTAACCGAAATACCAGCCCCCCATCCATCCCCCTCCCCTATAGTAGATCCCAGAGTATCAGAGATACAAGCCTACCGTCAAGCATTTATTGATATCATCAAAAGAGCTAATTGGATGAGTGATGAGGTGCAAATAGCAAGGGATATTCTTTCTAAATATCCTTTGCCGACTCCCACAGAGCAGGCCCCTATAGTAGAGACAGGAGAGAAGCAGGAGATACCCGAAGCCCGCACCTCCCTCGACCAGCGCTTTACCAAAGACTTTTTCCTGAAGGTATCCGTAAATAGTGACCTCCTCCCCGAGAACGAGCAGAACATACGAGCTACCTTATCCACAGCTATAGAAAGAGCTATCTACCAGGAGTTAGGAAGGTGGAGGAATACGGGGGTGAGTGTGGAAGGGTTTAAACCGGAGGGCCTGAAATGAGCTATAAATATTATATCGGCATAGACCCTGGAGTAAAAACCGGCTTCTGCGTCTGGTCAAAAGAAGACCAGAGGATCCGACACCTGCGGACCGTCCCGATTCATGAGGCAATGGAGGCTGTAAAATACTGGCATACCACTAACCCCGGCCAAGTCCTGGTAGTGGTCGAGGATGCCCGCCAGGCCACCTACGGGCGGAAGGACGACATGCACAAGGCTCAGGGTGCAGGATCAGTTAAACGGGATTGTTCGATTTGGCAGGCCTATCTGGAATATCTCAAGGTAGATTACCGGACGACACGCCCAAAGAAATCGACGACCAAACTGAGCGCCGACGCTTTTAAAAAGCTCACCCAATTTACCGGGATCACATCAAGCCATGCGCGGGATGCCTGCATGTTGGTATTCGGATTTTAAACGTAAACAATTAAACAGCAATAACATGGCTACAGAAAAATTTGAATTATGGTGTTTGGTCGAATTATTTGGGCACCAAAAGATCGCCGGCCTTTGCACTGAGCAAAACATCGCTGGGACAAACATGCTCCGGGTTGATGTGCCGGAAACAGACAAGCAGCCGGCATTTACCCGATTTTTTGGTTCATCAGCTATCTATGCGATAAACCCGATAGACGAGCAGACTTGCCGGTTTTATGCGCAAAACCTTCAGGTAAAACCGATCGATTCCTGGGATATTCAAGCCCTTGTTAAAAAGAACAGGGAAACGCTTTTGCTTGCAACCGCGCCTGAGCCAAATGATGACGAAGAGGATCAGGAAGCATTTTAACCGGGCTATATAACCCCATTCTTCAACAAACTAAATGTCCGAAATGGAAAAAGAATATCAAGTGACGATAGACAAATGCGAACAGACCGGCCCCGAAACTTGGGCAATGTCAAACTATTCGCTTAAGGTAACCGACAGGACAACAATTGGTGAGATTCAGGATTGGATCAGCGGAATGTATGGGCCGCCATCCCCTGACCTGAAGATGGATTTCCGCGTTGTCGAACTTCAGTCTTTAATTTCCCAAACCCCTCAACCATGAGCAACTCTCCCTACCAACAGCAAAAGCTCGACAAAAACTCCCGCGCCTTCAAATGGTTCATTGCAGGCCTTATAGGAGTAATCGCCCTTATCGTATGTCTATCAACCTTATATAGCGTCCAGTTGGAAAGAAAGGCACTTCTGGAGCACGAGGGCATCGATACGGTGTGGATTGAGGAGCATTCGGAGATACCGGAGGATTCAGCAACGGCCGCAGTTAAAAAGGAGGAAATAAAATGAGTAGAATAGCTCGCTGGCTGAAAGAGCGCCGCCAAACCCGAATGATCCGCTACATGGCAAAGGTCAGGATCGGCTCGCAACAGGAAAAGGAAGCCTTTCTCGGCAAGTGTATCAAGGATGCCTACGGGACTCTATACTTCGCTATGGTGACCCTTGAAGCGCCCAGATTCGTGGAAGGGACCATCCAGGAGCAGACGACCGGCGAGTGGTTTCATATTGAATTAAGAAAGATTGAGGAACCTTTAAACGATTTAAAATGAGCAGGATAATAAAGTTCCGGGCTTGGGAGCCCTATAATAATCGAATGGTCAATGAACCATATCGCTTCGAGCCAACCCCTCAATTCATTTTGGAACATCCAGAAACGGCCGACTGGGAGAAAATGCCGTTTCGCCATTATGAGACGTGGCAGGATATCGACGACGGGGTAGCCAGACCCTGCTATGTAATGCAATTCACCGGACTACTGGACAAGAACGGAAACGAGATATTCGAAGGGGATGTAGTGCGCTGGATCCGAAAGACCGGCGTTGTCGAATATAGAGGACATGGATTTTGGATCGACAAAGAGAGTTTCGGGTGGGAAGGCGAATCGCTATGGAACTGGGAACAAATCGAAGTCGTCGGCAATATCTACGAACATCCAGAGCTTTTAAACGCCAAGCAACCAATCAATTAACCGGGTAAAACCACCCTCAAAAGAAAGAACAAATGAAACGCTGGATAAAAATAAAATACGATTGGTGGCGGCACTTCCTTTGGCTATTTGGACGGATGATAACCTACTTCATCCTTTTCGATGACCATAACGCCAAGGAGTGCTCCCGGTGGATAGGAGTTCACCTGACTTATAAAAGCCGCAGAATAAAATAATCCTACCCATAAACCCGAAAACTACAAAGACAGATGCTACTCAAAAAAGAAAAAACAGAAAAGCAGCCATCCGAAGGAGACTATAAAATCACCCTGCACTACGCCTGGTGGCCCGTAAAAACAACGAGCGGGACGATCTGGCTTGAACGCTATAAGAAGATTTGGCTGTATGCCACCCGACCGAGATGGGTCGACCTGCATATTGCAATGATAAAGACTATCTGCGGTGACTGGGATCTTAAGGAGGTCAAAAGATGCCCGCGCAAAACAAGATAACCCATTGAATCCTACCCCCAACCATGAAAACACCCACAGCTATGAACAGTATCCAATTTGACCAGGGCGTTTATAAGAAGCTTGCCCCCAGAGAAATCGAAGTAGCCATAGCAGCAAAGGAAGGACTGAGTATTAAGGCCACGGCCGATAAGTTGAGCATAAGCCACAAAACGGTACAGAACTACAGACGAAGCATTATCTGGAAGCTGACGAGCAAGAACATGACAGGCGCGGTCGGCATTTTGATGGAGGCTGGAATAATATAGGTGAAATCAATCATGTTTCTTGTGGAACAACAGCTATCTATCTGATTTTAAAAGTAATAACTTTGATCTATGAGTGCCCCAAAAGGAAATCAGTTTTGGAAATTACGGTCTACGCATGGCCGGGAAAAGCTTTTTGCAAGCCCGGACCTGCTCTGGGAGGCGGCACAGGAGTATTTTAATTGGTGCGATGCGCATCCTTGGTACAAGGTAGAAGCCAATAAGAATCCTAAGGCGAAGCCGACGGATAAGCTTATCAAAGTCCCTACCGCCATACCTTACACGTTGTCAGGTCTTTGCATATATTGCGATGCCTCTGAAGGATGGTGGAAAGAGTTCAGGAAAGGAGACAACATAGAAGATTTTTTGCCAATCATCACGCGCATAGAGGAAATAATCCGCACTCAGAAGTTCACCGGAGCATCAGTTGGCGCCTTCAATGCGAATATTATCGCCCGGGATTTAGGCCTTTCTGATAAGTCCGAGTTGTCCGGACCAAACGGTGGCCCGCTTCAGATCGAACAGATTACAGGCATGGAGATAAAATAATCGAATGGTTTTCCCACAAAGTCATATTTTCTCGCCGGCCACAGACAGCAAAAATCCCACTGAGCGGTGAAATTAACCTTTGATACCCGAGAGAACGAAAAACAAAAGGCTTGCGCCCGCGCTTGGATTGATCCATCCATTACAGATATCGTCTACGGCGGTGCAAAGGGGGGCGCGAAGAGCTGGACCGGAGCATCCCTTATTTTTGGGGATGCTTTTATCTATCCGGAAACGATGTATTTCATCGCCCGAAAGAAGCTCAACGACCTTCGCAAATTCACCGTTCCCACTATTCAACAGATATTCCAGCAGTGGGGTGTAACGGACCAGTATTACAAGTACAACGGCCAGGATAATGTCTATAAACTGCACAATGGTAGCCAAGTCTTCCTGTTGGATGCTGCGCCACAGCCATCCGATCCTTACTATATGCGGTTTGGATCAATGACGATGACCAGGGGGTGGATTGAGGAAGCTGGGGAGTTCGAGGAGGCTGCGAAAAACAATCTGGTCGCTTCAATAGGGCGCTGGAAGAATGATGTATATAATTTGGCCCCAAAGATCTTGCAGACTTGCAACCCGGCTAAAAACTACCTGTATCGGGAATACTACCGCAAGCATAAGGACCGAAAGCTGGAATCGTGGAAGGCTTTCATTCAGGCATTCCCCCAAGACAACAAAATGCTACCGGCCGGCTATGTCGAAAATCTGCTGCGCACACTTTCAAAGAATGAAATCGAGCGGCTAATCAAGGGTAACTGGGAATTCGATGATGATCCGTCCGTGCTGATGAATTACGACAAGATTATAGACATCTTCAGCAATACTCACGTAGAGCATGGTGACAGGAAAATAACGGCGGACATAGCCCGGTTTGGCAGTGACAAGATTGTTATTATCGAGTGGATAGGCTGGCGGGGCAAAGTATCTGTTTTTGAAAAGCAGCCCACTGATGTCACTGCACAAAAGATCGAAGAAGTGCGTTTGCGCCTGCGGTGCGGCAAAAGCGATATTATCGTTGATGAGGACGGGATCGGCGGTGGGATTGTGGACTTTTACAAATGCAAAGGCTTCGTCAATAACAGCTCTCCGTTGCCATCGCCCGATGGACAGTTGGACGACAAAGGCAACCCTATAAGGGAGAACTTCGATAACCTGAAATCCCAGTGCTATTTCCGCCTGGCAAAACGAATAAATGAGAATGGGGTGTACATTGAATCCGACGATTCCGAGATTCGGCAAAGGATCATCGAGGAATTGGAGGTCATTAAGCAAAAAAACATGGACAGCGATATGAAGCGGGGGGTTATCCCAAAAGACGAGATGAAGGAGCTGTTGGGTAGATCTCCAGATTTCGCCGATACCCTGATGATGCGCGAGTACTTTGAACTGGCTCCCAAATTCTCATGGGGTGCCATGTAATAATTTTTCTATCTTTGGTAAATATGTAAGCCCAATACTGCGCCATTAACCCACTTCAAAATGGCAGCAACGAAAGAACCCACCAGGCTTCAAAATATCTCCAATGCCTTCGGCAATCTCCTTTCTTCCATGTTTGGAAGGGGTTCATCTACTAACCAAAGCAATCCTGGTTTATTCGGCACGTTCATAGGTGGGCCAGCTGTCTATCCTGATCCGAACGCTGAGCGGTGGGTTAAAGACGCCTTTTCGGGGAATGGATCGGTCTATACGATCATATCTCGCGCCGCTCTTAAGTTCGGTAGCATCCCTCGGTACGTATACAAGATAAAAGACTCAAAAGCCGATCAGCAAAAGAAAGCGCTGATGCGCCAGCGGGGATTTAAGCTGAAGGATCTAAAGAACCTTCAAAAGAAGGCGTACGATGAGCAAGAGGTCCAGAACGGGTTTAGCGAGCTGCTGGCCCGGCCGAACGAGAAGCAGGGGCAGGATGCCTTTTATGAGTTGGCAATGGTATTCAAGATGGCTACGGGTGAAGCTTTTATTTGGCTCAACAGGGGCGATATAACAGGGCTCGATGATGAAGGGGCTAACGCTATTCCGCCATTGGAAATGTACGTACTTCCAACTCAGTATGTGCGAATAATACCCGACCCGACGGACGTATGGGGTTGTTTGGGGTATAAATTTCTTGTTGGTGGCATTGAACATTTTATCCGAAAGGACGACATGGTCCACTGGAAAAGCCCGAATCCAAACTTCGATGCGGTGACCCGGACGCACATGCGTGGACTTTCGCCGCTGCAACCAGGCAACAAGTGGCTGACCGAAGATGATAGTGCTACCGACGCTTCAGTGGCTATGCAGCAGAATGACGGATCAAAAGGCGCCCTGTTCAATAAGCAGTTGGGTAACATGTCGCCAGAACAGAAGAGCGCTGTGGATCGAATGATCAACCGGAAGATCAACAATCGATCGCTGAAAGGCGCGGTGACTGCGCTGGAGGGCGAATGGGGCTACCTTCCTATGGGTCAGACGGGGGTTGAAATGGAATCGGTAAACGTCCGGGAGAAAGGATTTATTCGCCTCTGTAACCTATTTCACGTCCCCCCAATGCTGTTCCTGACCGATACCACGTATGCCAATGTAGAACAGGCGGAGAAGGCTTTTGTAACCAACTTGATCGCACCAGCGGCCGCCAGCCTGCGAGATGAGATGAACCGGGTGCTACTGCCCGCATTCGGTCTCGATAAGACATTTACTCACGACATCGATATCAGCCAGTTGCCAGAACTTCAAACAGAAATGGGGCAGTTGGTCACCCAGTTGGTAGCCGCCTGGTGGTTGACGCCAAACCAGAAGCTGAAAGCCATGGGAGAAGAGGAAGACCCAGACCCGAACATGGACAAGCGCTGGATTCCAAATACCTTGATCACTATGGATGATGCCGCATTAACTGACACTTTAGATTCATTCGATGACGGAACAACAAATACTGGATTTGCAAAACCTGCGGTATCCAATTCGCCGAAGGGCGGACCCAGCAAAGGGGATTAAGCGAGACTGCCCGATGACGATTCGGATAAAGGAACTGACCCGCGAGTCATTTCGGCGCCGCATCCTCCAGCATATGGCGGATGGGATGACTGATGACGAAATTAAAGCTAAGTATGACGAAGGAGCAATACACACGTAACCAGGAGATCATCCGCCGGCGCATGGAAAAGATGTATGTCGGTCGGGTATATGCCGCCCTGCAGTCGCAGATTGCCTCGGCTGCGGATGCGGTTAAGAAAAACGGAGTAGCTGCTGCCCAGGGTAATATACATGGTTCCATCCTCAACACGGAGATTGGCGACGTTATCGCCGATCTCTACCGCACTGCGGCTACTTTGGCCGCAAAGAAATACAAGCCCAATAAAAAAGCCTTTGGTTTTAACGAGGAGTTTATCAATTCGGTTATCGATTATTTCAAAAAATACCTGCTCAACAAAGTAGTCGTACCCATCAGCCAGACGACAGTGGATCGGATTGAGTCCACCTTGCAGGACGCCTTAAATGAAGGTTGGGGCGTCGATAAAACGGTCAAGGAACTGGAAGAGGAAGATATCACCAAGGCCCGGGCCCGGTTAATAGTGCGGACAGAATCAGCCAGAGCGACGAACTTCACCCAGATGGCAGCGGCTGACGAGGAAGATGTGGAGATGGAAAAGCAGTGGATTGCCATCGAGGATAACCGCACCCGAAAATCTCACTCCCATGCCGGCGTAGATGGCGAACGCATAGACCTGAATCAGCCATTCAGCAACGGCCTTATGTTCCCCGGAGATCCGGAAGGGTCAGCCAAGGAAGTTTGCAACTGCAGATGCACGATGGGGTATTTCGCTAAACGAGATTTGAACGGAAATATGATCCCTAAGCAGCCGTCACCCCTCAGTTTTGTATCCCGTCTGGAAATGGCCCGGCAGGCGGCATAGGTGAAATCAATCATATTATAGTTTCAATAGAGAATATCTATCTACCTAATTTCGATGAACGAATAATTCATGGAAATTGCCGGATTAGAATATAAGTCACTCCCCCTCACTAAAAAGGATTTCTCTACAGAGAAAAGAACTGTCGTCTTTGCTCATGCCACTTATAACAACATTGACCGATTGGGGGATATCTCTCGGCCGGGTATGTTTGATAAGTCTTGGTCTGAAAGCAAAGCCGGGATCTATTTTCTGGAGGATCACAGTTTTGGTAAGAAGTTGGGTGTCGTGACTGATGTTTGGGAGGATAAGGCCGCCGAACAGGCTTTTACGGCTGGCAAGTTTGCCAATACCACGAGAGGCAACGACATGATGGAAATGGTCGATATGGGCATGGTTAGTGAGGCCTCTTTTGGCTTTAAGGCTATTAAGTCTTCATCCACGACCATTAAAGGGAGAAAGGTGCGCGAACTGAAAGAGGTTTTCCATGGTGAAAGTACGCTAGCTAACGAACTGGCCCCCGTTAATCCGCTCAGTACGGTTAAGTTCCTGCAGAAGGCAATGAATGTGCAGGGGCTGGAACTAAAGGCGCTCTCCGACAATGAACAGGCGTTTCTATCCAGTGTTATTTCCCGAGGCATTAGCGTTATGCGGGACGCCATCAACCTAGCCGACTCATTAGATACGACCAGCGACCTGTATAACTGGATCATGTATTTTATTTCCGGTCAGGCAAGTTGGATAGGCGATGCGCGGAGTAACCTCCGGTGGGGTACGAAAGCGATGGAGTCGGCCATGCTTGACCTAAAATCATTTCTGCCAACTGCAGAAAAATTCGTTCGGGAGGCGAAGGCATCCGACGAATGCATACAGCAAATTGATGCCGAATTAAAAGCGGCTCAACATATCATTTCTCTCTACGATACCGCGATCACTCATGAGATCAATGAGCCGGGCGCCAGCGGAAAGAGTAATGCGAACGAAAGCGAGACACTCGCTGCTCTCAAATTACTTAATCTAAAAATTTCAATGTCATGAGCGACATATTAATCGACGAGATAAAATCTGTCGGCAAAAAGATCGATGAGCAGAAATCTGCCTTTGATACCAAGTTTGCCTCCGTTGAGCAGGTGGCTGCCGAAATGAACACCAAACTGGAGCAGAAAATCCAGGACGAAGTCAAGGCGATCAACGAGGAAATGAGCAAGAAAGGAGCTACCCTCGAAGAAATTCAAAAGGAAATCCGTGATTTCAAAGCCAAGACGGGACGATTTAAAGGAGGCGAAACAGGCCTCGAAAAGAAAGCGGTTGACCTTATTGCCGAGGCCTTCGCTGAACATCACGAGCAAATTAAGGGCGCTCGAAAGGGTAATTCCGTAAAGCTGGAAATGAAAGCCGCTGGGACGATGACGGCTGCCGCCAATCTGACTGGAAATACTGTGGCTACATATGACCTGACACCGGCTGTACGTGGCAGGCGCAGGATTAACATACGCGATCTTCTCCCTGTCATCAACAGCTCTACCGGCACATGGAAGTTCTACCGCCAGAACACTCCTGTAGGCGAGGGCTCTTTCGGTACACAGTCTTCCCACGGTACAACAAAAAACCAGCTGGATTATGATCTGACTGAAGTAACGGTCAATGCGGAATACCTGGCTGGCTTTGCGCTCATCGCAAAGCAGATGATGCAGGATCTACCCTTCCTTCAGTCTTACGTCGCCAATGAGCTGGTCGAAGACTATAAGAGGTCTGAGAGTCAGAAATTCTTTTCTGCGCTTGCAGCCGCTGCTGTTGGTGACGCATCAAATGACGGCGGCACCGTTCTGGCAGAGCACTACATCGATTGGATTGCCAACCTGGAAGCCAATGATTACTACGCAAACGCCATTGTAACCACCGCAAGAAATAAGGCCAAAATCCTTAAAACAAAGCCTAACGACTATTCTGTTCCTGGCGGTATTCAGATAGCGCCCGATGGTACGATTATGTTTATGGGCATTCCATTGATCGCCCAAAACAACATCGCCGCCAACATGACCCTTATTGGTGACTTCACGAGGGCAGCCTTGATCCAAGCCGAGGGATTATCGGTGGAATTCTTTGAGCAGGACGGGACTAACGTTCGTCAGAATATCATCACCGCCCGCGCTGAGTGCCGCGTGGATCTGGCTATCCTTCGCCCTGATGCGTTTATTTACGCATAAAGGGTATCAACATCGTGTCGCAGTGTGCGAGTCTTACATATTACGAGTGAGGGGGTTTCTACTCCTTCACTATTTTTTGAAAGTTCAGGTCGTTAGTGTTTCGAGGGCGCCAACGACTTATTGATAAGCCAAAAGGCCGGAAATCAACCTCGAATTGATGACCGGTCTTTTTTCATTATGAATATTCGAGTCTATCTATCATCGGCCAGCAGTGACGAAAAGACCATCGAAGAGATTGAACGCTGTGTGGTCAAAAAGCAGCCTTTCGGGTTGAAATGCCAGCGGTCAACCGTCGTATTCATCCCGCATCAATTCATTGCATATTGGGTATGGAGCGACGGAGAACCGGGGCCAATATTCGAAACTAAAAGCCTGCAGGAGTTCGTAGACTGTATAAAAGCCCAATATCTTAGCCATAAGGACCTAATCAGCACCGACGAGCTGCTGGGAATTGCACAAATATTGAAGCATGAGCAACAACAAAAGCGTATGGGACTTCTTCGAAGTGATTTATTGCCTCAACCAGGACAGCCGACCGGACCGTTGGGAGCAGGCCAAGGAAGAATTATCACGGGCGAAGATGGAAAGAGTTGAACGATTTGCCAGTCTGCCGGCTGATCAGCCGATAAAATCCTTCTGCCTGTCTCAGTATGCTATGCTTAAAAGCTTTCTGGCTACGGGTAAGCAGACACTTCTCGCCTTGGAGGATGATGTGGTCTTTCATGATTTAGGGCACTTGCCGACCGCGCTGAAGGATTTGCCGAAGGGCTGGGATATTTTGTATCTGGGAGCGAACATTACCGGTATGGTAACCGGGATTAAAGATTTCCCCCCTCGGCAGATCACGCCAACGATCTACCAGGTATACCGAGCGTGGACAACTCACGCAGTAGCTTACACCCGGGAATGCGCTGCGCGAATCGTGTCGCTCTTCAACCCAGAGGCTATGTACGACGCGTGGCTTTCAGAGGTCATACTGCCCGCCTGTAACGCCTATATCGTCAATCCGATGGTTGCCTGGCAGCGTCCAGGGAAATCGGATCTCTGGGGAACGGATACGGACTATACTGGCGCTTTTGCCGAAGGGAATAAAATAATGAGCATATGAAAAATATAATACTCGGCTTGGTCGCGTCACTTGGTGCGGCTGTTATTTTGGAACACATTGGCGCAAGCGATTTTTTGGCAGGATGGCTAAGCGCAATCGTATACGTTATTATAAACCCTAAGCCGCGTGATTAAACTGATAACCTTCACCGATGACCGCATGACCATAAGCGCCAACAAATGCGCTCAGTCTGCGATGGAGCATGGGGCGGATGCTTATAGCATCTGGACGCCAGGCGATCTGTCCCCTGAGTTCAAGGAGACAATGGCCGACGTCCTGAAGCACGAGCGCGGAGCCGGCTTTTATTGCTGGAAACCCTATATTGTCCACCGGGAGATGTGCCGACTAAGCGACGGAGATATCCTTGTGTATTGCGATGCCGGTAACGAATGGATAGCGGATATGCGGCAGGCAATACAGGGGATGGACCAAGATATCCTTTTCTTTTCTAATGGGTGGCCTCATACGGATTGGTGTAAGATGGATTGTATCGAGAACATCCTGCCGGAGTATTATTACAGAGACCTTGACAATGATTGCCGGATTGATAAACCCCAGGTACAGGCATCGACTTTCTTTGTAAGGGTAACGACTGAAACGCGCCGGTTTATTCAAGAGTGGTACGCGTGGTCCCTGCTTCCCGGGATGATCGACAACGAACCCAGCAAAAACCTAAATGTCGCATCTTTCCAAGAACACCGCTGGGATCAGTCAATTCTATGCTGTTTGCAAATTAAATACGGATATCGATTACATTGGTTTCCAACGATTACCGCAGAACACCTAAGGGCCGGATTTGCAAATGACAGATATCCTGTGTTACTTTGGCACCACCGTAAACGTAATCATGAATGGGAAAAATAAGAAAGATGTTTTTGAAGCGTCGAAAGGTACTGGGGATGACAATAGGGGTAAATTTATCGCCACGCTGCCTGCCATGCAGAAATTGCGGGGCCTTTATAATGGGCCAGCGGTTTACGCTGGAGGTGCAAGTAGGGGAAGAAAAGAAAACCGTTTCTGACTTATGTCAGGTATGTTATAATCAAATTAAATGAGCACATCAGCACTTATTGAGCATGTTAATTTCTATTCCAGATACGGGGCTGATATCCACTCCCAGAATGGGGAGGATGGAGTTCTCTCCGAAGTCTTTCGCCGTCTGAAGATCGATAAAGGCACTTTTTGCGAGTTCGGAGCAGCTGACGGTATCTTTTGTAGCAACACCAGACTGCTCCTTGAAAACGGCTGGACGGGAAAACTCATAGAAGCTGATCCTGTCCGCGCGAAGGCCCTGATCGACAATACTATAGGCAAGCCGATTGAGCTTTATTTCGGGTCGGTGACCGCCCATAACGCCAATGAATTGATTCCCGAACGGCTGAACCTGCTTTCCATCGACGTAGACAACGACGACTTCCATATCTGGAATGCCTATAGGGGCAACGCGGACGTAGTGGTAATCGAGGTAAATAGCTCCATTGCGCCGCCTGAGATCGTTATACCAGGCAAGTCGGGCGCCTCCTATTCGGGAATGGTCATGCTGGGGTTGTCTAAAGGGTACTTCCTGTTGGCTCATAAAGGCAATTGTATTTTTATCCTGAATAAATACCGCGACCTATTCCCTGAGATTGACGGCGATGGCGTGGTGAACGCAGACCAATATTTCGACAGGTCTTGGCTGTAATATGTAACTCATAAAGCACTACGGCGGATCGAGCCGCATGATCACATTTTCCCAGCTCGGCCGGTACGGTCGTTTCGCAAACCAGCTATTCCAGATAGCCGGGACCATTGGCCTTGCAACAAAGCATGGTTATAGTTACGCCTTCCCGAAGTGGATCAATTATGATCACAAGGACCGGTTTGGTTCAACCGAAGACGTTGACCTCCAGAAGTATTTTGTCAACCCCCTACCAGCTTCCGACATCAACCTTCCTGACTTCCCGATCTCATGGGGGTATCATCCGGATATGCGTATCCCCGATGGCGTAAGCCTGTCGGGGCATATGCAGAGCGAGAAGTATTTCAAGCATTGCAAAGATGTTATACAGCATTATTTTGCGATGAAGGAAGAAGACTCTTTCGAAGACTTTGTAGCCATCCACGTACGCCTTGGCGACTACGATAATCAATACCACACAAGGCTAGATCAAAGTTACTATGCCCGTGCTATTGAGCAATTCCCGCCAGCAACAAAATTTGTAGTTTTTTCGGATGACCCTTTGGCAGCGGCAATGATTATAGCCACTTCTACCTATGCGTCGCATTCGGGCGGACTGCATGCCGCACCAAAACAAAGCTATTTCGAAGACTTCCGAATGATGAAAAGATGCGGCGGCTTTATCTGCGGCAACAGCTCTTTTTCTTTAATGGCCGCAATCCTTTCGCCCGCTAAGAAGAAAAAGATCGTCTGCCCATCTCAATGGTTCGGCCCGGCCTGGACGCCTGAAACAAAGGATTTGTACCCCGAAAATGCAATAATCATATGAGAGTATTATTTAGCGTTCACCTGTATCCGCCGAAGCACAACTGCGGCGGGGAGATGTTTATCCATAACATGGCCAAATACTTGATCTCCAAAGGACATCAATGCCGGGTATTACTGCATCAGGCGAAGCGGTACGGCATTACCCAAACCTACAACTTCGAAGGAGTGGAGGTTTGGCCGGCGGCAAGGCAGCTGGAGAATCATATCAACTGGGCCGACCGGGTATTCACCCACCTGGAATATACCAACTGGACGGCGCATATCTGCAAAATCTACAAAAAGCCAGTTTTCTTCATCGTTCACAATACCCGCCGGTACGCCTGCGCGGATGACGGCCGCATTCCGATGAACATCATTTATAACAGCCAATACGCCGCCGATCTTCTGAAATATCCACATCCATCAATGGTCCTCCGCCCTCCTGTGGATTATCGAAAATATGATGTTTGCCTCGAGCCTATCAATAATCGGTTTATTTCCCTTATCAACCTCAACGCCAATAAAGGCGGACATATCTTCTACGAGATCGCCCGGAGAATGCCTGATAAGATGTTCATGGGCATTAGGGGAAGCTATGACGAGCAGATAATTGAACGCCTGCCCAATGTCATGATCCTGGAAAACAGCCCCTATATCCTTCCTATATACCAGCAGACGCGTATCCTTCTTATGCCATCGGAGTATGAGAGCTGGGGTATGACCTGCACGGAGGCCATGTGTAACGGTATCCCAGTGATTTGCTCGCCGACTTTCGGCCTGAAGGAAAACGCCGGTGAGGCTGGAATATTCGTGGACCGGAACGACGTTGACGGCTGGGTCCGGGAAATTAGGCGGCTGGACAATAAAAAAACGTATCTTCGACAAAGCGAAATATGTAAGCATCGCAGCCGCGAACTGGATCCGCTGAAGGGATACCAGGAATTGGAACTCTTCATCCAAAACGCAAAATAAGGCCCGATGCTTCAAAACTTCTTCACCGACATACAACAGGAAGAATCCTACACCATCACCGAGCCGGTTACCCTGGCCGAAGCTAAGGCGCAATGTATTGTAACCCACAATGAGGATGACGACTATTTTACGGACATGCTCATTCCGGCCTGTCGGGCTGTTTTGGAAAACTACTGCCACATCTCCCTGGTCGAGAAGACGGTTACTGTCGCACTTCGAATAGAGAACAATATCAGCACCCGCTTTTCGAATAACTACCGCAGCCCGGAGGATGAAGAAAATATCTTTGAACTTCCGTACGGGCCGATAAAAGAGCTTCTTAGCGTCACTCAAAAGACTTCCGGCGGCGGATTGCAGACGTTGACAGAAAACGAGGATTTCAGCCTGACCGGCACGCAATTCAAGAGTATGACGATGAATGCAGCTTGCGCTTTGCTGATCGTGTACACCTCTGGCTATCAGAACGCCATTCCGAAAGATCTAAAACTCGCAATCCTCAATGAGATCGCTTTCCGTTATGAGAAGCGGGGAGATGAAGGGAAAAGGTATAACGCGGACCAGCCGGGCGTCTGTGCTGCCTCTCAGGTGTTGGCCGATAAATACAGGAGGATAGTATGGCATTGAGCGCATTTAGCATTGGCGATATGCGGGAGGCGGTAGTCTTCCAACAGAACCAGCCGATTGATAATGCCAGCGGGGGACAGGATGACAATTGGGTAACCACAGCAACGACTCGGGGCAAGCTGACAAAGATCAAAGGAGGCAAGTCCATAGAGGCCGGTAGCCTTCAGTTTGACAAAGGATACAACCTGGAATGCCGCTATCAATCCGACCTGGTTATTAATCAGGATACCAGGGCGCTGATCAACGGCCAGCCGTATCAGATAATGGATTGGGAATTAGTAGATCAGAAACGTCATTTATTCACCTTTTCCCTAAATAAAATCGATGGCTGACAATCCCGCCATAGTAGGAATCGATGAACTGAGGCAACGCCTGTATAGAGCGCAGGATAAGCTTGTTCGCGATGTTGATAGAGAATTGCGGGACGGTTCTCAGGCAATTGTGGCGGAAGCAAAACAACGAGCGCCCGGAGATCAGGGTACATTACGTCAACAGATCGATTATCACCAGGTCGAGGCATTGAGATATGAGATCACCAGTAATGCAGAATATAGCCCTTATATCGAGTTCGGTACTATGGAAAAGGTCCGCATTCCGGATGGACTAGAAGAATATGCGGCCCAGTTCAAAGGGAACTTTGCCAGCGGTTTGTATTCTGAAGCTAACGGGCTGACTGCCAAAGAGGCAATCTTTGCCTGGTGCCAACGGAAGGGGATCGACGAAAAGCTATGGTATCCGATTTATGTGTCGATCATGGTACATGGGATAACGCCCCAGCCTTTCTTTTTCCCAGCCTTCAACCGGATATCCCCGATCATCAATGATAGGGTGCAAAAGGTGGTCGCAACCGCTTTAAACAAATGACATGAAGACTTACAAAGTACAGGATCTTATTGTTGGATGTGTTTACAAATGCCGCTTATCCGGTCTGACTTTTTTGATAGAAAAGATACCCCTGAAATGGGTGGAGACCATGCAGGGCAAATCTGTATCCCAGTGGGAGGTAGCCGCTATGTACTTTAATCCAGTAACTGGATCATATAACCATATTACTCCTGTTGATGATCAACTACTTGAATTAGAATGATAGACGTCAAATACCCCTTGCGAAAGTCTTATTATGAGCTGCTGAACGGCTCCTTGCTCTATAATGGGGTGGGTGTGCCGATCAGCGACGACCTGAAGAAATTGCAGGACGCTGGAACCAACTTATATGTACTCATTACCAACCAGTCGGGCAATGATTCCGGCACCATGCAGAGCTTCGATACCGATGAAGATGTTGTCCTGGATATCGTCTACAAGGCAGCCAGGGCTAATAAGCAGGTCGTCGATAATGTCGCCGGGCAAATACTCGCCTTGGTTCTCCCTTCGCCGGGAATAGCGGGCCTGATTGCTCAGACAGGCATACAGGTAAACTGCGTCCGCGTAACAGATGACCGCAACCTGGATTTGACTTTGGCCCAGGCCAGTACCATGGTTCGCCGACGCATTACATTCAGGCAACACGTTCGTCAAACTTTAGACTCTGCACCCATGTTCGGATTAAAAGGCATTATCCAGATCAAAAGCGCGGACTTTGCCGACGCAACCCATTACAACAACCCGGATTTGGCCGGCAAACAGTTTGAAGTATTCTCGAACGATGTGCCGAAGTTCCTTGAACATGGGGTGGACTGGGAGTACCAGCTATCCGGCGGCTTTACTATTTTGATAGAAGATTTTGACGCAACCTTGCATAATTACAATTTATACGTACTTTTGAAATAGATTTTCTCGCTCACTCGTAATATGTACTTCCCACACTACTAAGACAGATATGTAAGGATCGCCATTGCGCTGAATTTTCATCCTCAAAATCAGCGAAATGCAAACTATTCAATCGTCGGACGCTCCCATAGAGCTCCGGGTAGCCGGTACAGAAGAGTATAAAACACTGGTCTGTACATCGGACTACAATATCCCCCTTAATACTACCGTGAACACGGTTGATACCTTCTGCGGGCGAGCCGTGGGCCTGGGCGTTATCGAGTTCAACCCCGCCGGCTCCGCCGTTTGCGAGCAACAACCTACCTCCGATCAGGTTACCTATAATGACCTCGTTTCGTGGCAGCTTGCAAAAACCATTCTGGAGTTCCGGGTCCAGTTTCCTGGAACCGGGTCAGTGGGCGGCATCATATACCTCACCGGCGAATGCTCGGTAACAGCAACGGAGTTGCAGGGTGCCGTAAATGAGGTCCTCAAGTTCACCTATACATTAACTGGTCAGGGAACTCCCACAAACGTGCCTGCATAATGAACGGACTCGCTCAAATAACTGTGGATGGCCAAGCGCTCGTCCTGAAGTTCGGGTTGCCTGCATTGCGCCGCATATTCGAAAAGATGGCTCAATATGACCTGCTATCAGGGGAAGACTACAACGAACTGGGGCTGTCTCATATCCTATATGCAGGCTACCTGAACGGCTGCGCCATGAAGGATACTCTGGCGACGATCCCCTATGAGTCCTTTTACAACCTGGTTGAAAATATCGAAGAAGAAACGATCAAACGGGAGGTTATAGCTGCGATGCAGGTGTTCGAAGACAGCAAGTACATAAAACTGGCATTCGGCAAAAAAAAAGCGGAGACGCCGACGACAGAAAACCAGATTTCGACGAAATAGAAGCCTTCGCGCTGGGTGAGTTGAGGATGACACCAGCAGAGTATACAAGGACCACGTGGCGGCAATATGTATTCATGGCCCGAGGGTATAATAAAAGAAGGTCGCAGGAATTCGAGCATACCAGGGCCATTTGTTACCACATCGTCGCAGTTAACCGAGATCCAAAAAAGGTATTTCCAAAGATTGAAAAGTTTTGGCCGCTGCCCTCTGATGATGATAGTCTGCCCGATGAAGATGCGGAATATAAAAGGCTCAAACAGAAGATTAAAGATACGTTAAGCCAATACAAACAAGGGAAAAAGCAATGAGTGACGTCGGTCTGAAAATAAAAATTAGCGCAGATGTTCGGGAGGCTATTTTGAAGCTTTCGGACCTGACCGACGCAACGGGAGAGCTGGCGGTTGAAGGCGTTGGTAATATAACGGCGATCAACCAGGCGCTGAAGTCATTGCGCGACGCACAGAAGGAAGTAGGAGATCCGGCAGAGTTGCAGGTATTAAACCGTGCAATTAAAGATCTCAGCGCCGAGTCTTCCCGACTGGGGAAAATAGGCGTTGAAGGATTCGACGAGTTCGGCAATAAAGTGAAAAACGCGGGGGGTAATGTTGCAGGGTTTGCCACCAGTGCATTTAGTTCCATTCGCAAACTCGCTTTTGTACTTCCGGGCATCGGAGTGGCGGGGATATTCGGAGCGATAGGGGCCGGCCTGCTTGAGGCGGCCAAGTCCATAGGAATATTTGACGAGGGGCTGGATGGAACGGGCAGGACGGCTAAAAAGGCATCAGAAGATGTAATAGCGCTTCAAAAAGCTATTGACGGCCTGAAAGAAGCCGGGGATATAACCCTTTCGGCTACCGGCGGCGAACAAGGCAATATCGCCAGGGTGCGAGCCTTGGCAGCAGCCATCCAGGATACCAATAAGTCGTACAAGGAGAGGCAGAACGCACTCATCGAATTAAGGGAAACTAATAAAGCTTATTTCGGGGATTTGACCCTGGAAGCCAACTCGCTAAAAACGCTTGCCGGTCGCGTCAATGAATATAGCCAGGCGCTTATCACCGAAGCGATTGTTAAAGGGCAGGTGGATGAGATAGCCAAGGTTTCCAGTGAATTGGAAAAACAGGCTCACGTACTCGATAAACTGAGGGACGCCAGAGATAGAGCGCAGGCGGCCGTCACCAAACAGGGGCCGATTGCCGCATCTGCCGGCAATGTAGCGGGAGGCGGTCCAGATATTCTAACCAATAAAAATCTTGAAGCGCTTGACGCGGCGAATACTGCTTACGAAAAGCAAAGGGCGGCAGTGTTGGATCTGCGGACGGCCATAGCAACCTACAATGGGGAGCTAAATAAGAATATTGCCCTGCAATTATTGCAGAAGCCCCTGAAGGATGAGCCGGCTGGTAAAAAAGGCCCCACAGATGATCTGCTTAAACAAATTGAGGCAGCGCAGAAGTCCCTGGATAAAGTTGATACGAGAACCTTGTTTACTCGGCTGCGGGATTCTATCGCTGATGATAAACTCAACGGCGTTGCACTATTACAAAAACAGATAGCAGACGCCATAAAAAAGGGCGCCGAACTCGGCACACCCGAAGCGGCCACTGAGGTAAAAACGCTGATCGAACTGGTAAACCGGCAGATTGCCCGGATCAAAAATCCCAACCTGCTTTCCAGTGTCGATTTCACGCTGGCGAATCCAGAGGATGCAGTAAAGTCAACGGAGAAATTGGAAAGTCAGATAGAAAAAACGTTTGGCAAGCAAATACAATTAAAAGTGCCGGCTGATATAAAGCTGGCTATAGAGGATTCGGGGCTGAATAAAACAGATCAAGGATACCTATTAAAGCAGATCACAGATGACGCACAGAAAAATCTACCGACAATCAGATGGACTCCTAAGATTCAAGCAATTGTCGATGAAAAAACAATAGCAGATGGCGTATTGAGGGATTTGAACAAGGCCGCAACGTCAATCGTGCAAGGTGTCGCCGCGGCCGGATTCGATCAGGTGGGTATAGCGATCGGGGATGCGTTAACGGGCGTTAGTTTTGATAAGTCCATTGCTGCGTTTGGTGAAATACTCGGCAACGGCCTGATAGCGGTAGGCAAGGAGTTGATATTGGCTAGCACTATTATCAAAGGAATAAAAGTCGCATTGGACAGCCTTTTCAAAGATCCTATCGCAGGTATCGCAATTGGTATAGGCGCAATTGCTCTGGGCGAAGTGCTTAAAAACTCAGTATCAAAAACTGGCGCCCATGCTTTTGCTACCGGCGGCATCGTCACCGGCCCTACCCTGGGACTCGTGGGTGAGGCTGGCCCGGAAGTCATATTCCCACTCAGCCAGTTAAACAGGTTCGTTCAATCTACTCAGGGTAGAGGACCGCAGGACATCAATGTCCGGGGGATGATCTCAGGAAACAATATTCGTCTGGCATTGGCCCGGTCCAATAAAAACAACTCGCTTGTATAATACCAGGTACATATTGCCATTTGATAACGATCTCGATGAGTTCTACGAGATCTATCTGGAATATCTGGATTTTGTTGGCGACCCTACCATCCTGAAAGGAACGGACGACGTATTGACTCTTCGATCAACAGCTGGCGACGAGAATAAGTTGGAATCGATTATAGGCACCGAAGCCCTGATAAATATAGTGGTCGAAGAGGATACGGATATTACCATAGCCGACCTAGTTGCGTCTCAGGATAACCAAATCCGGGTTACCATCTACCGGGACGAGGATTACACAAAGTCTGTTTTTCAGGGTTTCGTAGTTGTTGAAGATAATAGCCAGCCGTTTTTAGACAAGCCTTTTGTTCTTTCCATTCGCGCACTGGATGGGTTGGGCCTGCTCAAGGGCGTCGACCTGGAAGACACGGATAGCCTTCGATTTGTCGGCATCCAATCCGTACTCTCCTGGATTGCTCAAATATTACACAAGACCGGCCAAACCCTCAATCTGCGGGTCTATTTCAATTTCTTCGAATCTTCCTTCAATCAGAATATAGGCGCCCTGGAACAGGTCTATTTAAGCGCCATCACGTTCTCACAGGGCGATGCCTTCAATTCCACTCCGGATGACCCGTCGGTTGACGTAAACGCTACATCGGCGGACGACTGTTATACGGCGCTGGAAAAGATAGTAAGGTGTTTCCGATGTCGTCTCTTCCAGGAGGATGGTGTCTGGAATTTGGTTTCCTTGTACGAATACCTGAACCCAGCCGGCTTTACATATCGGGAATACCAATTTGGAAGCCCAGTAAGCGGGATTGTTCCCGTGACGGCGGTTGGATCAGGACTGTCTCAGGACTACAGCATAGCTATTGGCCGTCAAGAAATCATTCACCCGGTCAACGAAGATCAGATTATATATCTGAAGCTGGCGACGAAATGGATAAAGCTCACCTACAATTACGATCAGTCTCAAAATAAAGTTTGCAATCAGGATTTTGCCGAAGGAGATAGGAACGCGACGTACGATGCCGTTATCAGTAGCTCAATCTTAGACCCATCTATACAGCCGCCGGTTGATCTGAAGACAGAAGGATATGATGTTTATTGCTGGGCGCTTAGTAACGGCACGAACGCGGATGTTTTCAAAAACCCTTATCCCGCCACGACTCCGGATAAAAGAGCTTACATAAGGTCGGTATTGGATCAACTGGATTATGAGAAAGAAAGATACTCGGTTATTGAAGCCACCTCGGTGTTATCCTATTTAGAATCCTCTACTTTTTATATTGACACATCCGACGCCTTGCAAATATCCGTTACCGCAAGGTGGAAAAATACTCGCGCAGGAGGACCTTCCTACGGCAATATTATCGTAACCCTTACCGGCGATGACGGGACTTTCTGGGCCGTAAACGGAGCCGAGGGGCCTGGAATAGCGGATCCATTTTCGAACAGGGCCCAATGGTTTGCCACGAATAGCCAGTTTCGTAACGCGGCCAGCGGATTCAACGGCACACCCGGTTACGGATATGAGGGTACTTCTTCAGATAAGGCAACGGACTGGATTACTATGCAGATGGGTTCAGTTTACCCTCTTATAGCTCCGGTATCCGGAACCGTGAAGATATTGCTGACCACTTCCAACGGTCCCGCGAATGACGAACAGTGGTATAAAAACCTGCAAGTAACAATCGTCCCTTATTTACAGGGGTCATATAAGGCGCTGAAAGGTGATTACAATTTCTCCGGATCGAACAATGCCATCAAGCAGACGGAGTCCGACGATGTAGAGATCTCGGACAGCCCGAAGCGGTATTTTAAAGGCGCGCTCCTGCTAGCGAATGGCGACCTATGCCGACCCACCTGGGAAAGGGCTGGAATAACAGAAAGCTTCCGGTTTGCCCAGCTGATGGAGCGGATCATGTACAACCATCTATTCCGGATGAACCAAAAACTTGAGGGAACCTGGAGGGGCCTTGTCTATCTGCCAAAGGATAACTTATACGTCATTCGGATGAACGGTTATCTCGGAAGCTATTCTTTCATAGAGGGCGATGAGCCTACCAAAAGATATATGCTAACGAGCTATGAAAAGGACTACGCAACCGGCCAATGGCGGGGAGTCTTTGTCGAAACCCTGGCCGACCAGAATGCCGATGGATTCATTTTACCTGACCAATATAAATTCTCCTATTTATTTCAATAAATAACACCATACAAGGAAATGACGCCGTAGTAAGCCTGTTTAAAAACGACTGGGTTCCTTTTGTTTGTGGGACAGATGTTTCTATTGAAATAAGTAATACAAAACTTCCGATCAGAACCAGGGGAGACGGGCATTGGAAAAAGTATACCTACCAGGATTCGGAGTTCTCCATCACCCTTTCTGGGTTGCTGGTTTTCGACACCGACAACTGGACCGGATGGGATATGCTGGATAACAGCTTCAATTTTAACCATGTACTTGCTCGGTGCAGCTTTCAGGACCAGGAGGGAAATGCGAAGACTATCCAGGGCTATGTAATGATTGAAACATCCACCTTTAGTTTTTCGGTGGGCACCCTTGTTAAGAATGATTTTCAACTTCAGGGTAACGGCAAAATGGATATGTTCGACGGATTTACCCCTTGTCCTACAGTAATAGACGCCATCGTTGTTGATGGTCAGACCGCAGAAGATGGCATAGTGCATGTATCATATACCTACACCGGAGAGGCATATCAGATAAAATATCGAATCGACGATACCGGGGATTATGTTTTTGCATTGGCGGATTTGGTTTTAAGTGTGCCAGGGTTGTCTTTGGGAAGCCACTCAATTGAGATGATACCAGTGTGCGTTAACGGATATGAAGGGACGGGACTAGCTCAAGATTTCGTAGTTACTCAGTCTTTGACATGTGGTACAGTTATATCCGATATAACCATTACGAGTGGCCCGGCTACTGCAACAGCCGTATATGCCGGCGCCGCTACTCAAATGAAATATCGGATCGATGGCGGCCCATGGCAACCAGCCCTGATCGCCAATCCGGTGTATATGGGAAGCTTGTCGGTAGGTGGTCATACAGTGGAAATGGTTCCTATCTGCGCTAATAATATTGAAGGAACGGGATTCGTTAAAAATTTCACTATATCCGTACAGCCGTCGCAGTCTATTTTGAACTACACTTTCAATACAAGTTACAACGCACCCTATCATACTTTCTTCAGGATCTACATAAACGGGGTATTAACCGTATCGGAAACCGGAAATAAAACAGGCACTTTAAATCTTCCGGTTGGAAGTTCTGTAAAGGCATTTATGGAAGCGGTAGGGCCTGATCCTCATGTAAGTATGACACACATTGAAATGACGGTGGACGACGTAACGCTCACGACGCAATTATTCGGAGAAACACAAGATCAAGCGTTTGGAAACATATTGCAATTTACTTTCATTCCAAACGGGGATGATTATTCAATAACGCAGGTAGCAGGATTATAATATGAGTGCAAATGCAGAAAACATAAAGACCCTTATTAATAAGATCGTTCGCAATTATGCGGTCGAGGCCTTCCATGATATGGGGTTGAACAGAATTCTGTTAATGATCACCGACCTGGCGGATTCATATGGTGGTGGAGGCGGCAACGGGTCTACGGTGGTGGAATTGACGAGCGCAAATTTTATCAATGCAACAGACTGCCCGCTTACAACTTTAGCGGGTAAGAATATAGCAGTGTTCTTTAATGAGAATTCGAGGTTCTTGATTAAAGCCAATGGAGAATGGACGGACCTGCCTGGAGGTGGGTTCAGAATCCTGATTCCGGACTTTGACGCAACAACATCAAATTTTCATTTTTATGCGTTTGTATTATAAGTTAATTACAGCATTCCTGCTCTTTTCGAGCACATTGGCATATGGACAGCAGCCAAGCCTGACACGCGGCGATTCAACCGTGAGAGTAATAGATTATCGGCAAAAGGTCATGTTTAATCTAGCTATCCCGACGGTCGTAGATACGGCCCATGGGCTACATAACGGCAAAGACGAACTTGGCCTGATAATTCAAATTATCGGCAATGGAAAGCAGTATAAGCGAGACACAGTCCTGACGGGGGGACACATTTGGACTGAAATTGGCTCAGGCACCGGTGGCTCAACCGACACCACCTCCCTTTCGAACCGGATCAACGCCAAAAAGGATAAATCCGATTCTGTATCATTATCTGGGTATAGCACAAACGCGAACCGCCTTAAACTCGCCGACAGCCTTACAGCTATCTTCAACTCTCTTTTCAAACTGAGCACGGACTCAGTAAGACTCTCGGGATACACCACCATCGCCAACAAAAACAAGCTTGCTGATAGTCTTACGGCCAATTTCAATGCGTTGATCAGTTTGTACAAATTGTCAACGGATTCGGTCCGTCTTTCCGGGTATACGACGATAGCGAACAAAAATAAGTTGGCGGACAGCCTGACGGCAAACTTCAATGCCCTCCTGACTTTATATAAGCTCAAAGCGGACTCCGTTGTTCCTTCAGGGTACACAACAGTGGCTCATACAAATAAGGTCGCAGACAGTTTACGGGCAGTGTTTAATAACCTCCTGCTGGGGAAAGTGGATACGGGGACAAAGGCGAATATCTATTTTCAGAAGGATGGAGGAAGAGGTATCATGCTCGGTCGGGGTCACGATAGTGTGATAGCTCTTAAAGGCATAATTGATAGCGGAGCAGCCCATGTGTATTTAAATCCGGATAGCACAGTAACCGTCTACGTTGATCCGGCAGCAGCCGCTTTTGACTCTGCAGCGACTCAGGGCGGGGGATTTCATACTGATGGCTTCAACCAGGGAAAGTACATCCAGATAAAAGACTCAACTTCTTATGCCACCTTTAAGCGACTCTACAAGACTCTGGATAGCCTTAACCTGATCATTCTACATAAAGGAGACTCATCTGGCGTTGGGTATACTACGCTGGCCAGGACCAGGAAGGTAATAGATAGCTTGGGAGCAGTTATATCGGCGTCATCGGGCACGCCGGCGGCTTCAGACGGACAGATTCAGATAAATAATTCTGGCGCCTTCGGAACGGTGACAAACCTGAAGGTTAACAAGACAACGGGTACGCTCAATTCCGATTCTTCCAGAACCCACCTCGATTATATAGACTCGTCTCAATACACGAATTTAGGGGGACTACTTTATCCAACCACAATGAGCACGTTCGATAACTCCATCGGTGTCGGCTACCCCTATACGGATACAACAATCCGCTGGTCTTATCAACTGGCTTCGAAAGTTCTGCATGTACAAGAGAAAAACTATTCAGTGTCTTCAACCGGGGTAGCGACAGCTATTGCCAACATGAACAAACAAGTAAATCCGGGTCACTCCACCTTTACGAACTTTGGCGGTGAGTTTAACGATGTGCGGCAAAATGGCTTACCCCGCCCTACTTCTCAGAAAGTCCTTAATGCCATGAAGGCTGCTATAGCGAATCAGTTTGCGAAAAAGCAGGTGCCGGCGGGTAGTACTGGGCTTGGCGTGACGAGATACGGGAGCTGGACTACTCCGTGGGATGCTACTCTGCAGACAGGTAAGTTTACCAACGCCGCATACACCAGCACAGCCAACGACTCCCTGGTTTACCAGTTCACCGACTCCACGGTTTTCCTGGTGCCATTGGGTAATTCGGGGCTCAACGGGTATACCGGGAGTGCCTTTTCGGTCTATATAGATAATGTCCTTCAGTTTTCCGGTACAACTGTTCAGCAGTCCGACGGTAAAGTAGATGTCTCCAGCTATTCGAACGATTGCATCCCGATGGCCTTTTTTATCACCGGGCTTACAAATGCGGCACATACTCTAAAGATCGTTAAGACGGGATCGGGGCTTTTCATAATGGACTATGTGGGCAATTTGGTTGATAAAAAGAAGGCGTATGGCATCATGCTGATTCAAGCGACGCATATGAACTCGACGGGATACGCCACTGCTCCCGCTAATTCTACACAAGCATTGCAGGATACACTCAATGGCCGGATCGATTCTTTAAAAGCGCAGACGCTGCCAGGATACCCTATCCTGGTCTCTCATGTCAATACCTACTTCAATATCGCCACAGATCTTTATACTGATGGCATACACCCGGACACGCTGGGGTATTATCACCATTACCAGGCAGATAGTCTAGCTGTTGTCAGCTATACTAATACGCCAATTGCGCCGGGGATGGTCTATTACATGCGTAACGGGCTCCATGTCCGTCGAAATGATAATACGGATGCCCGGATAATGACTGCTGAGGATTCGATTGGGGTAATGAATCAAACAGCTTATCCGCAAACTGGCGGCTTTAATGTTTTGAACCATAGTTATATTGGAGATAAGTTAAGCGCTAATCTTGTAGACGTCGGCGGCGGCATAACCTCAGAAAAAAACGCCCGAATGACAGTTGGGTGGAATCAATTCGGAAACTTAATTTCTTTTTACGATCCCACTGGTTCGACAAATCAAAAATTAATTGATATCTACAAACCTTATGGTAGCGCTTCGCTTCAATTCAGGGCTGTACTAGACAATGAGGTAAGCGCTAATACTTTTCTTCAATTCAATTATTCTGGAAGCGGTAACACTATCCTCAATGCTCAATTCAATTCAACGGTTAGAGCTAATACAACATCAGGCAATGGGATTGATATCATCCCGTATGCTGGCGAGATAGGCGTTAACGCCTCTTCTTTTGTAGTGTCTGGCACATACCAACATATGGCTGCTAATGGATCGGCTTCATCCGGATTGCAATATTATCTTAAAAACACTTCTTCTGCATCAGGGGCCTATGCTAATGGATATTTTGAATCCAACGGAACTACAGGCAATAGTGCCCCTCTGCTCACTTTTAGGAGCACAGTTTGGGGTAGAGATTACTATGCAGGACTCGATCCATCGGACTCTTCCTTTAAGGTATCAACAGGCAACAATGTCCAATTTGGAGCCGGTAGTACTCCACTTTTCAAAATCGACAGACTGGGAAAACATTACATGCTTCAAACGCCTGCGACAGGCTCTTCTGGCGATTCGGTGCTTGTCAGAGTAACAGGTACAGGAGAATTGAAGTGGGTATCGCAATCGTCGCTTTCAGGAGGGTCTTCGATGCCTTTTTCTACGATCACTACGACAGGATCGGCGCCTTCTTTTAGCTTAGGAGGGGCCGTACCAACTGGCGGCGGCGGTGCTCCAAGCTCAATGGGCAGTGGAAGCAATCTCATAAAAGGTTCATTTCAATTTACGTCCGGAACCGGAACCGGAACCGGGTCGACAATCGCCACCTTCACAATGCCAACAAGTGCTACATACGTAGTTATCCTTCAGCCAACATCTCCAACGATAGCGCATGTATATGTTCAACATACTTCTGGCACAACATGGACGATAACTCTTCAAGGAAGCGATACCATAGCGGCGAGCACTAATTATTCTTGGGACTATATAATTATGCAATAATGAAAAGACTCCTCCTCATACTACTTTTTCTGCCGGTCTTTAGCTTTGCGCAATCACCATACCAAATCGGCAATGGCGAGTATGAGAATTTTATTCTCGATCAAAATTCGCATGTTCTCTATGCGCTGGGGACCGGGCTGGGGATTGGATCGGCAACTCAAAATATTGGATACGCTACAGCCGCCCAGTTCCAAAATTCGGCCGGGACAACAATAGCCTCCCCCTCCGTCGCATTTGTCGCTGGAGGTCTTCATACCGGTTCCTGCGCTGATGCAGCCGGCTATGTGTACATAACCGGGAATAATGAAGATGGGACTTGGGGCAATGGATCTACTTCCGGTGGAACGAATTATTTCAGGAAAATAGACGTCGATTCTCTCGGTAATCCTTTTAATGGCGTCACCCAACTGCGCATGGGCTCATCAATCTTTACCGGGGGCGCGGGCTATGGCGCCATTATTTACGCAATAAAATCGGATGGTACTTTGTGGGTTTGGGGCAATACGAAGGGTGGCTATCGTGGTGACGGGACTTATGGTCAAGTGAACACGCGACCTGTACAAGTGCCTTTCCCCGGGGGAACGGTGATCACCAAGGTGATGATCCAAAACGTGGTAATTGCACTGGACAACACTGGTTCCGTATGGACATGGGGCGGAAACGGGCCGAATAACTCTCTCTTGGGAAGCACTTCCCGGACCAATTACATGACACCGGTTAAGCTCACTCTTCCTACCGCCGCTAAGGATATAGCCGGCGGGGGCTTCTTTTCCTATGCACTCCTGACGAACAACAAGCTTTATGGTTGGGGACTGTGGCCGGGATATATGGGAGTAGGCAGCGCGGCAACAAGCGGCTATAACCCGCTGAATGCGCCGATACTCCTCGATACAGCCCTTAACTTGCCTTCTCCGATCAACAAACTGTCCACCAATTATTACACAACCTATGTCATTCTAAACGATGGGAGCTTATGGAGCTGGGGGGCCAATGAATGTGGACAGGCAGGGGCCGGGTACGAAATCAACTGGGCGGCCTATGGAGACCCTTTCCCCTATGGTACAACAACGCCATGGCCATATGCATGGAACCAGGACGCCAGCACTGCGCAGCTACAGGTGCATAAGCCGATCAACATGGCGCCGGGAATCACCGATTTTATCGATATGTCGGAGGGGTATGACTACGTATTTTACAAACACTTCATTCGCGCCGGCGGTAGACTTTATGCTGTAGGCCGAAACAAGGGATCTGTATTGGCGGACGGTATTTCGGAAGGCAGCCCCAGCAATGGGGCTTTGGGATCAAACTATGCCAATTCCTGGGACAGGACCTTCCTCACGGAAATCTTTCCTTTTTCAGGCGGAACTACTGCCTACTCTACTTCTCCCTGGTGTATAAGCAACCCCGGAGCGACAGGTTGTAACGTCTACTCTCCTCCAGCCAATACCAAACCAGTACCGCACCTTACTGCAACGGCATCAGGTAGCACGGTTATTCTGGACGGCTCTACCTCAACCGATAATGTACACATCAGCTATTACACGCATTCAAAACTAACCGGCAATACTGTCAGCATGGGGATTGTCACCAGTCCCAAAGACACCATCTATAACGTGCCGCCGGGCACCTACACCTTCCAATTGAAAGTTGTTGATAACGGCTGGCTTTCCGACTCGACTACTGCGGCGGTCACGGTCGGCCCTACTCGTTGCTCCAACTGCCTCATTTTACCAAGACCATTCAGATTTAAATAAAAACAATTATGAAAAAACTATTATCGATCATTCTCATTTTCGCTTCTCTTCTTTGTTTCGGACAGGGAGATCAGACTATTATTTCAGTTCCTATCGGACCAGCCGCAACCCAGCAGGCAATATTGCACCTGCCTGATGACTACAGTAAGACAACAACCAGGTATCCTATCATGGTCTTTCTTCACGGAATTGGCGAAGCCGGTACCAATCCCGCGGCTATTTATAGTAGCACGACCGCCGGCGGACCGGCGTATTTTATCGCATCTGGCAAATTCCCATCGTCTTTCGTAAACCCAGTTGATAAACAGCCCTATAAGTTTATTATTGTTTCCCCACAGAGCGCGGCCGCCGGAACTTCCACCACAGCCGCGAAACTGGAATACATCCTCACATGGCTCATCCAAAATTACCGCATCGATACATCCCGTATCTATCTTACCGGTCTTTCAGCGGGAGGCGAGGGCATTCTGGAGTATGTTGGCAAGATAGATGCCAATGGCGTAAAGGTGCCGGCGACGCATAAAATAGCCGCCTTCATCCCTATGTCTGCGGTTATGAATGCAGCCTACCGCCCGACGTATGCAAAACAGATCGTTTCGGATAGTGTCAGAATATGGGGCTTCGGATCCGCAACCGACACGCACGGAGCCAATACGCTTTCGTTAGTCACCTGGGATATTAACAACATAAAGGCTGGCTATGGAATTTCAACAGCCTATAGTGGTGGGCATTGTTGCTGGGGACAGTTTTACGATCCGGCATTTACCCAAAACGGAATGAACATATACCAGTGGGCATTGCAATACCGGGTAAATGCTATACCTCCTCCGGTTGTCATTACTCCGCCAGTTGTCGTCGTTCCAAAAGTGGACTCTGCCGGCATCATAAAGGCTTACGTCTCCTCACATCCCTGCCCTGTGGCAGATAGCGCAGGCATTATTAAAGCGTATGTGGCAGCCCATCCGTGCCCTGCATGCCCTCCGCCAGTTGTATGCCCTGCCCAGCGAACGGCAGTCAAAATAATCAGCGATCTGACAACAGGTATTTCATCGATAGTTTATTCGGATGGGACGATTATCCCGTTAGCCAAATAATATGAAAATATCCACCAAGGCATATGTCGACAATCAAATAAACTGGCTTAAAGAGCACCAGGCGGCAGAAATCCGGGCCGTTCGGGAGGCGGTCAACAAAGTAGAGGCTACGAATATGGCGGCCGTAAGAGAAGTAAAGGACACTAATACGCAAAAATTTGAGGCGCAAAATGAATGGAGGGCTCAGTTTAAGGACCAAATGGTAAGCTTTCTAAGCAGGAAAGAGTTTTGGGCCGTAGTCATCACCGTGATAGTTGCAATCATTTTGAACTACCTGAAAAAGTAAAATCCGTCAGATGAGACATAGTAACGACGAATTAAATTATTTCGACAAACCACCATTCAATCACCGTGCATGCAATAATCTACAAAATGAGCCTGGAAGAAAGCCAAGAAAGAGATGACCGGGAGGAGCGCTACAGAGGGTCGCAGGACGACATATACATCATCCGAAAGGAACTCAACAAGCTCACCAGTGAAGTGGGTAAGCTTGTGACGGCCTTCAAGGGTGATGATTTGGGCAGGGAGGGTATGGTAGCCCAGGTGCGGGCAATAATTGAGGAGCATGTGAAATTGAAAAGCCGTCTCGATGACATAGAAAGGGTCGCCCGGCTCAATCAGAAATATCTCTTTGCTTTCATCGGTACTCTTGGAGTTGTGCTGGGAACGATAGCGAAGACAGTCATCGATCATCTATTCATAAAAAAAACATAGCATATGTCTTTAGCTCTTTATTTCAACTGCTTTTTTATCAGCCTGCTGGGACTGATATTATCCCTATTGATGGTCCTGAAAAGTCAGATGACCAAAGCAAAATTAGCAAATGTCATTTTCGATTGGAAGCTTTTTTTCAAGGCCGATATATGGATATCAGTAGCTGGTACGCTGGTTATGGTAGGGATGGCGCTGATCCTTCTGGGGCCTTTCCTTAAAAAGTATCCATCTTTTGCCGATAACACGCTGCTGACGTTGATCATATTCGCGGCATTCGGGTATTTGGGCAGCGACCTGGCGTCCCGTTTCTTCAGCGTAGTCAATAGCCGGATCAATGCGGCCATCGATTATAAGACCACGCAGGCGGATAGGGTGACCGGTAATCTGGATGCCCCGACTCCAGCAGGCAAGCCTCAATAACATCATCAAAAACTAAGCATATGGCATTCTTAATCATTTTCGGAATTGTTTGTATTTGGCTCTTCGGCTTCTTTGTAGGCCGGAACAACCCCAATATTTCCGCCGTCAATTCTCTGATCTCCAAAGGAAAGGCGGTCGTCGACGCAACTGGCAAGCTCATCAAAAAACTGTAGCATGAAAAAAGTTCTTTTGATTGCCGGAATAGTCGGCGCCGTCGTTTTGTTCGTAATAGCCTTTCGGGGTTGCAATAATCTCCCGGGCCATAAGGACGACAAAAAGATGATGGATAGTCTTGCCACCGCCTATTCTGCAGAAAGGGAGGCGAAGCTTGCCGCCATCGACCAGCTGACCACCAAGGAAAAACAATGGCAAAACAGGTTCGACAGCCTTAGCGAGTTGTCTCAAAATCTCCGAGCAGACCTCTCCGATCGAGGTAAGGCCGTCCGCAAGACCCTTTCAAGCGGGGATGCGGCGGCTATTCGCAGAGACACGGCTGCTATCCTGGTAAACTGGGATAGTCTGCGGGCTGAAGTAAAGGCCGGCCTTCCTATTGTCGTAGCCAATGACAGCATCACCATGGAAATGGTCAATGCCTGCGTACAGGAAGGGCTTATTAAAGACACCCTTATCACCCATTGGCAGGGGCTATTCTATAAGGCGGACACGGCCTATGCCTTGCAAAGGGCGAAATACGCAAGCCTTTACTCCGATTACACCAAGGCCAATTTCCGCCTAAAGTTCAACAAGACATTGTCCAGGGGGCTCGCAATTGCTTTACTGGCAGCTGGGGCTAAAATCTTCATCTTCAAATAACAAATCATGAAAAAACTTCTCTTTCTTATTCCCATTCTCCTCCTGCTGGCGTCATGCCAAAAATATGGAGATAAGATAACTCAGCGATACATCTCACAGCAGGGACATTGGGAGCTGGTAGGCGACTCTTCTGATAAGATCATTCGGAGGGTTCTGGTCTTCGACAGCCTTTACAAAGTCGTTCCGTCAAAGGTCCAGAAATACGCCCTTGCCAAATCGAACGGCCAGCTGGTGGTCTGCTATGTCTTTCTGGGATTGTCAATTGCCCTGATCGTATTCGGGATCATCTATCTGTCAGGGGCCGGGAAGAGCTATATAGGCATTGGGGCGTTTATCCTTGCTATCCTCTTGTTACCTGTAGCGGCTTCTTCTATCGACTGGGCGGTTACTAAAGAGGCTGAGATCCCGAAAGCGACATACGATAGCCTGATGAAGGCCGACGGCAATCTCAAAGTATTCTGGGATCAAAATCTTTACAAATGATCTGGCTGCCTGAGCTGATCCTGATTTTGCTGACCGTCGGTATCGCCTTCTGGCATTCCCGGTTGATAAAAGCTGGCCGGCCTATACAACACGGTTGGTGGGGATTGCTGGCCGGTGCCCTGATTGCCGGCGCAACCTGGTGGGTGTGGCCTGATCTATCCGACCTACAGCTGGTTCTCTTTGTCACCGCGCAGGCATGTTCACGGCTGGCCGTCTTTAATATATCCCTGAACCTCTTCCGGGGCCTATCCTGGAAGTATTCCAGTCCAACGACAACATCGGTCATTGACCAGCTAGAAGGTCGGCTATTTGGCGGCAGGGCGTGGATAACGGAGTGTATACTGGGGCTTATATTCTTAATTATTCAACTGTTTATATGAGCGAACTATCAAATAAAGCACTGGAAATCGCTATCTCCCAAATAGGCAAGGAAGAGAATCCCCGCGGAAGCAACTGGGGGAAACCTGGTGATCCTGTACCGGAATACCTGGCCAGCGTCAGCATCAACTTTCCGGCCTCCTGGTGCATGGCCTTCATGTATTGGTGCTATCAAAAAGCAGCGGATTCGTTGGGGCTCGTCAATCCAATGTGTAAAACGGGCGGTGTATTGACAGGGTGGGGCAACCGCCCGCGCAGCCAGGTGAGGCTCCCAGCCGTAGGGGATGTGTTCGTTATGGACCTCGGCCACGGTCTGGGTCATACCGGCATTATCGAAAAGATCGACGAGGACGGAACCCTGCACACCATCGAAGGTAATACAAACGCCGATGGTTCAAGAAATGGGTACGCCGTAGAACGGAAGGTGAGACATCAAGGTAAACCAATCATCGGATATCTAAGGTTTTAAGACGATGACTAAGCAAGAAATAAAAGATAGAATTGCGCTTTCAAATAAGGCGGTCGCGAACGGCCTGCCCGCCGATCCATGGGTAATTGAATTTCGAGTTAAAAATAATTCCACAAAAGCAGCTTGGAAGGCAAGGCAACCCAAAACAGAGCATAAAAAGAAAGGGGCAAATATTACATCCTTCAAAAAGGGTTCGCCTCCGCATAATAAAAAATCTCAGGAAGAGAGGGCGGCATCTTTAGCAAAATGGCGCCAAGGAACCAGGGAGTGGCACAAGATAAATAAAGACAGGATCAATGAACGGAGAAAGCAAAGGCGCGCCGAGAGCCCCGGTTTTAGAATTCAGTGCAATCTCAGAAAAAGGCTTTCATTCTTACTTAGGCTTCATCTTGAAAAGAAGAGCGCTCAAACAATGGTATTGCTCGGGTGCGATATTCCATTTTTTATGAATCATCTACAGGCCTTGTTCTCAGAGGGAATGTCTTTTCAGAACTACGGGGAGTGGCATTTAGATCACATAGTCCCTTGCGATAGCTTCGATTTGACAGATGCTTCTCAGCAGGCTATATGCTTCCTTTATAGCAACATACAACCTCTTTGGGGAATAGATAATCGAATTAAGTCTAATAAAATCTTGGACAAACGATCGTCAGTCTCCTGAGATTTTAACCTCTAACCATGGCCCGTAAATTGGTCAGACACCCACCCCCTAAACCGTGGAAGCCGGATATAGCCCGCTGGCTGCCCTTTCTTCAGCTGGGTCAACCCTGCCGGATCGTGGGCATCCCGCAGGACCAGCCCACTAAAGGATGGCAGCTGTGGGACTGGAGAACGGGAGAGAACGTAAAACAGGATATATGATTAAAACACTCATTTGCCTCTCGGCTATCGTCATTGCATCGGGGATAATTCTTTCCCGGCGCAGGCGCCCCCGGCAGGCAAAGACCCGACTTGTCGTATCATCCATTATTTATAAACATTTAAAATTTGAGGGAATTATTATGAGCAGCAAGTTAAACATCAAGGAATTTGTACAGGGCGTCATCAGCCTTGTCAATCATGCCGACGGTTCGCCAATCACAGCCACATTCGCAAATGAGACTTTTGTATCCGCTGATCCTAATATCGCAGTGGTGGTGGTAGATCCCACGGACGGCCCGGATACCGCCATCCTGGATATTCAGGGCGTGGCTGTAGGGGAAACTGATATTACGATCACTGCGGACGCAACGTATGCCGACCCAAACACGAACGAGGTCGTTACAAAGAGCAAGTCCGTTACTGTGCATGTAACCATCAGCGCCCCGGTCAGCGAAGCCGACACGGACCTGGTCGTCACGCTTGGCGATCCTCAGCCGGTGGCAGAGACGCCAGCCGTCTAAAGAGCGCATTTTCATCAGCAGAAAGTTTTGGCCACGGCCTGGATTTTTATCCGGGCCTTTTTTCTTCTTTACGGTTTACCGTAAGATATTGTCCGGGGTTTTGTTTTCCTTTGATTCATGAAAGCAAAACTAATAGTACAGAACAGCGAGGTAGTCATAAGGGGCTACTCTCTTATCGAAGAGGAAGGCATACGTGCCGTATTGAGCAACTATCCGAAGTTGTCCTCTGAATACGAAGAGGATGAAGAAAATCAGGGGCGGCACATGCTCGTAGTCAGAGCTCAGGAAATCCAAGATCTATTCAAGTTTTTCGAGTTCATCGAAATCCCCCTTCACATCATTTCTTAAAAATAACCGGGTGACCATTTGTATCATCTGGCTCGGCATTTCTATGTCGGGCTTTTTTGTACCTTAGCCCCATGCCTATCCCACTCAACTCCATACATCAGGCCATCAAAGACAAGACCATCACCAGGATCAATCAGCTGTTCGACTATGCCCCTATATCTCAATGGAAAGAGGCTATCGGCTTCCGAAAAGGGGTCATTGAAAGGCTGATAGAGGATCCGAAGCGTTTTGCTTTCCGGCATGTTTTCCATATCCATCAGGCTACCGGCATAAAGGAATCTACCTTGCGTCGCTTGGTTGAAGGCCAAAAGAAATATAACTGGGCTATGAAGAGGGCAGGAGGTCGGCGGGGGGAATCTGAAGAGCTTTAGCCAGAACAAGGATAGTCGTAAGCGCTGGATTGCTCCTCCCTTTCTCAATCTCATTGAGGTGGCTAAAGTCAATGTCGGCCTCCAGTGCTAATTTTCGGATGCTCAATTTGCGAGATAACCTAATCTTTTTCAAGTTGTTGCCAAACGCCCGTAAAACCTTTTTATCCCTATTGCCGATCATCCGGCAATGTCCTAGAAAATTAAGGCAATAAAGTAGGGGTATACCCCAACAAATGAAAATAATTCGTATATTGGTCTTCTTACAGGTTCAAGGTTTAGGTTGTAGGGCTCTGGCTGCCGGAGGCGGATCACATGGACGCCTGTGGGATTTCGCCGGGTAGGTCCCCGGATCACGATCTTATAGTAGCACTCTGGTTCGTAGCAACTTATTTATGAGCCCCAACCGAATAGGTCCGGGGCTTACTTTTTTGGTAGGGCCGAGATTTAGTAGTCGCCGCCCGGGTCGGTGGAAAAGAGCGGCCCCGATCGGAGAGACTTGGGGCCGTTTTTCATTGATAAAATCCAAATATGTTGTACCACTTATATTTTGGTCCTCTTAAGTAAATGAGTGTTAATATATTATAAAACAAGGTCGAATCCAATCCGGGTCACTAACAGTAAGGATTACACGAAGTAATCCTTATTTTATTTTACCCCGTTTTACTTTGGAAGGGTTGATTTTCAGTATTTTGTAACAAGGGGGTGGCTGTTTTACTTCGTAACTTTATTTGGGTAAACATTATTTAGATCGACAAAAAAATCGACAAAATCATGTTACTACCTATCAAACCGATCATCGACCGCCGGCCGCGCCGGAACGGAACCAGTGTTATTTCCATTCAATATTGTTATTCGTCCGACAAACGGACCCTGTTGTATACCGGCCTGGCTGTGCCGCCAAAGTATTGGAACAAGAAGCTGCTGAGAATATCGCAGGAACTGCCGGAACAGTATGGGAAGGCGGATGAACTGAACCTGCGGCTGCAGAAGATGGTTCGGACGGCGGAGGATATTGTATCTTTTGCCATCCAGCAGAAAATGGAAGATCCGGTTGATTTCTTAAAGAAAATGTTCCAGCCGGATTTTGACCCGGCTACTCTATCCGAAAGGGCAAAGCAGGAGGCATTAGTTGAGGAGAGGCAGACAGCCGCCAATCTCGATTTCTTTTATCAGCTTGATGATTATATAAAGACTAAAACCCGGAAAGTCAGCACCGGGATGGTCCGGACCTATAATGTGATGAAACAGCGGTTACTTTCCTTTCAAAAGCACCGTAAAGAGAAAATTACCTTTTCCAGCTTCGACTACAATTTTTATGAGTCCTTCGTTAATTACCTTACTTATGAGCATATCCACAGACGTCGACTGACAGTCCTGCGCGGCTTGAAAAAGAACTCTGTTGGGACGAGTATCAAGCAGCTGCGGATATTCCTCCGGGACAGGATGAGACGGAAGATCATTCCGGCGATAGACCTTACCGACTTTAAGATCCTGGACGAGGAAACGGACGCTATTTACCTGACGGTTCAGGAAATTCGGACCTTATATAACGTGGACCTGTCTGGGCATCCGGAATGGTGCCGTTTCCGGGATTTGTTTGTCCTGGGATGTTTTACTGGACTGCGTTTTTCCGATTTTAACGGGATCAAGCCGGAGGATATTCGTAAGGGAATGTTATATAAAAAGCAGGGTAAATCGGATCATTGGGTTGTGATCCCGCTCCGCCCGGAGGCGCATGATATATTGATCAATCGGTTTGGACAGAACGTTCCCAAGACAACTAACGCTGAGCTTAACCGGTATATAAAGAAGGTAGGTCAGTTGGCGGGCATCATTTCTCCCATTAAGGCTTCTCATAAGAAGGGGAATCAGGATGTTGTCAGTACTAAGCCAAAATATTCCTGGATTACGACCCATACGTGTCGGCGCTCTTTCTGTACGAATGAGTTTCTAGCTGGGACACCGCCTGAACTGATTATGAAGATCAGCGGGCATAAAAGTCTGAAAGATTTCTATAAATATATTCGTATTACACCTGAGGAAGCGGGAAGGAAGATTCAAGAGATATGGAAAAAACGAGGAGAAATGATTTAACCTGATTTGCTTTTTTAAGGATTATTTATATACTTTACGTATAACTCCTTATTAACTAAACCTTTGCCATGCAAAAATTCCTCTTTCATCTCCTTATTAGTAACTTAATAGTTAGATATCAATCAGTTGTGTAGTTATATAAAAAATGATTGATTGTTTTTTGGTGTTTTAACCAACCTAGATAATAAATATATAAATTTGTAAAATTTATTACCCTTTTTCGGTAATAAAAACTATTTTTGCAATGAATATAGATTATAAGAATAATAAATTAAAGAAGCAGTTGAGTGATGCTTCGGAAATCAAAAAAGCATTTGGGGTTAATGCTAAGAGGGTGTCAGCAAGAATGGAAGATATTAGAGCTTCGCCAAATTTGGCAGTGTTAATGCAAATCCCTGCTGCTAATTGTCATCCGCTGACTGGTGATAGGGTGGGAGAATGGGCTGTAGATATATCTGCAAATCACCGTTTGATTTTCGTCATTGCAAATGATCCAATTCCCAAAACAGAGGATGGAGGTATTAATTCGATTTTTGTAACAGACATCCGTATTATTGAAACTGGAGACTATCACTAACTGCTACAACTAAAAGAAGATCATGAGTAACAAATTAAAAGATGAAAGAGACTTACTCTCCAAGCCTGGAGATACTATATTAGAAACTATTGAGTATATTAAAATGAGTCAGGCTGAGTTAGCCGAAAGAATGGGAAGGACACCTTCTAAAGTGAACGATTTAATCTCAGGGAAAGAACCTATTACTGTAGCAACAGCTTTACAACTGGAGAAAGTGTTAGGGATCGATGCGAAGTTTTGGCTTAATAGAGAGATGATTTTCCGTGAAAAATTGGCAAGGCTTGAACAGGAAGAAGCTTTGGAGGAATGCATGGATTGGTTAAAAGCTCAGCCTATCAAAGAATTAAAAAATGCAGGATATATTAAGAGCGATAAGGTGGGAACTGCTATGGTGGATGAATGTCTTCAGTTTTACGGAGTAGCGACCCCTTCCCAATGGGAGTCGTTATATGTTGATCAATATGTAACAACAGGATTTCGCAAAAGTGATGCCCATCAGACTACTCTAGGCAGTATGGCAGCATGGCTAAGGATAGGAGAAATAGAAATGCGAAAAATAGGCGACTTGGAATCCTACGATAAAGGTACGTTTAAACAAAGTTTAATAGGCGTACGCAAGCTGGTTAAGGATCATCCTGAAGATTTTGCCACACGTTTGCAAGAAATGTGTTTATTGGCTGGAGTAGTTGTAGTTTATGTTATGTGTATTTCTAAAGCTCCGATTAGTGGAGCTGCAAGATGGATTGGAGGAAATCCTATTATTCAATTAACAGACAGATATAAATCAAACGACCATTTTTGGTTTACTTTTTATCACGAAGCAGCGCATATTCTTTTACATGGAAAGAAAGAAGTATTTATTGAAGATTTGGATGAACATAAACTGGATCCTGACAAAGAAAAAGAGGCAGATGAATTTGCAAATAGATCGCTTCTTCCTGTCGATATTACCACAGAGATAAGTGGGCGACCTACTGAAAAAGAAATAAGACAAATAGCTCGAAAACACGAAACTCACCCAGCTATAATTGTAGCGAGATTGCAGTATTTGAAAATCATTCCATATTCGTTCGGTAATGATCTTAAATTAAAAGTTGTTTTGGATGACGTGATTAATAATGTGAAAGGTGCCTGATATAAATTTAAAGCCATATTATGAACATAAATTTAAAGTATGTACCAATTTTTAGAGGGAGGCAACAGGAGTTTTACGTACTGAAATCCTTCGATTTCGGTGAAAATATTTACCCTTGCTTGGAGATAATTAAGGAATTGGATCGGATGCCTCCTAAGCAGAAGGGCATGGGAAGCTCAATTAAAAGACGTGAAGATAAGACGTTTGAAAAAGTTTACTTGCCACTTATAAGGGAAATTAAGTCGGAAAAAGTTTTTGTCGATCTGCCTATTCATCTAAAAGAGTCTCGTAAAATGAAGCTTCCCACCTTTTCTTTTCTGAGAACTGTTGTAGGTGATCGCTTGAAACGCACTGAATACATTAAAAAATTAGAACCGCTTGCGTCGAAAGTTATACCGGTTATTTCTACTTACTTCGGAAGATCAAGTGAGCGAGGGTCTATTCTATTACAGGAGAAGGATTTAAGACCTCATTTTAAAAGTTTGGCATTTAGGACATTTCCTGATGGCTTCATATCAAGAGATTTAGAGCAAATTAAGAAAGTAATAACTATCGATGATTATTTAATAATGGACTGGGGCGAAACAGAATTAGATATTACTGACGAAGATCAAATTGAAATAGTTGAGCAGCTGCGCCGTCTATTATGTACGGTAATAATTCATCGAAATTCTATTTCTAATGAATTAACTAATGTTGGGCTTGAGCATAATGAAAAAGTAGATTGTATTGATAATGGTTTGTTAGAGAAGTATAAAGATTTTGGAGGTGATTGCTTTTCTGATTACGCAGGGATAAAAAAAGATGAAGTTAACGATGGCGGTACTGTAAGTCCCGGATTTATTTATTATGATGCCGTTAGAAATGAGTTCTATGGGTTTAAGGGAATCTATCAGAGGCCGGAAACATATGAAACAATTATGATCCCTGATATCGTAAACTCTGCCCCCACCCAGCGAATGAAAAAAAGTAAATTGGATTATTTGGGCCTACGAAATGTGGGGTGGAAAATACTTGATAGGATACATAATAGGCAAGAACCTGGTCAAAGTGCGGCTAAGTTCAAGAGGATCGGAATGGAACATTACTTACATTGTCTTAGAGAGAAAATTATGGAAGGTTTTTTTAATTAAGGCCGTTAGATTCAATGATGGTATACATGATCGGGTAATATGTTGGTCTGAAAGAAAAATTGGATATCAATCGGCAAGATTTTTGTTTGATGCAATGTCAAAAAATTCCAACGAGTTAAATACCTATTTTTTAGTGTTTTTTTAAACCGCGTATTAATTGTTTTTGGAGTAAAATGTTTCAGTATTTCATCGTGATTTCCGTCTACCTCTCGAAAAGCTTGAATAATCTCTCTCTTGCTTAATAATGTTAGCTGCGTCTTAGCATCGATTTTATTGTTTAGACATGCTCTCTTTATCTCCCTATATTTTCCTTTTTGAAAAATCATAAGACCAAAATGGTTTGGTAAAATTCGTTGCGCCTTCTCCATGTGATATTTTGAGACAACGAGATAATTATACTCAAATGCAAGCGAATAATCCGCTGCCTGCTTATCGAATTTTGAAAAATTATCTAAATCTGATTTTATTTCAAAACAAGTGGTGTGGCCGTTAATTGTTAGGAAGTCAGCTCGGCTATTGTTGACCTTAATTTCGAAGGCGCCGACGTAACTCTTTTTTTTTACATATCGTTTAAAAAGAGAATATTTTAATGTTTGCTCTCCATGATAATATTCTACCAGAACTTCATTTAGCTTTTGATGAAGTTCATATTTTGAACAGTCAACAAAATTTTGATTTGGATAAACTATAGATAAGAGTTCAATTAATTCTGGAGAATAATTAAGCGTATTGTAGTTTTTGGCCAGAAAGGTTATTGCTTTGGTATCAATCATGCTGCTTTTGAGAGCAATCATATGGGGAGTTGTTAAGAAAAACTGCAATATAACAGTGTAAATCTAATAATAGGTAATCAAATTAGCAAAGGAATTGATAAAATGTGATTTGCAAGGGTAGAATTTTGCCTTTTTTTATTAAATTGAGTAAAATGGCCTTATTATGAAAAGAAATGCAAACACGTGGATAGAAGGGGAAGGAACTGTACGTACGGTGTTTCGCAAACTTGCTCTTTCGGAATATTGTACGATTGACCGCAGCCGACAGCAATTACTTAGTGCTGTTGAAAAGAGAGATGGGGATATAGGGACGTTCGTTTTGCAATACGCTATTGACAGGCGAAAATTGGAAATTCAATGGATCTCGCTATACCTACCGCTACTGGCATTTGCCTGCTCCGCTATTTTTCTTTTACGTGGAGCAATGATTTCAACCAGCCCGCTTCACGTTTGGGTTGTTTCCGGCCTTATTTTCACATTCGCAATTATTTATCGGCAAACTTTTTTTGCTCAATATCTGGATGCTTGCCGTACCCTTTATTTTGCTGGCGATAATTTATTGGAAAAGGTCGCTACAAAACAGCCATCTTCTATACCCATAGAGGCGCAAAGATTACCTTTCGGTGATGTACAACCTGAACCCCCTAAATCGGTTTCCGAAACTGTCTTGACTACGGAAATCAAGGAAGTACCTTTGATCACTGCGGAAATAATGCAGTCGGAGACAGAATTATTAGATATCCCAGGTGTGGTCGATGAATTATGTCAGAGAAAGGAGGGCGAGATTGCGGAAGGCCCCAATAAGGGAAGTATTAATACGATTCTTTTACATGAACTGGTTAAGAAGGAAGCTGGTCGGCCTAACATTCATAGCGGGGACGTACATAAAGCCGTACTCTATTATGCGCAAATAACCGGGTGTAAGCCCAAGAACATTCTGGATAAGACTAAATATTATAAAAAGCGTGATGCTATAGTACTTTCCACACCCAATGCCCGAACTACTCATAAGAAATACCTTGATATCCTGCTGCAGCATTATGCGGAAATAGGTGATGATGCCTTATACAATACCGCGGAGGATTTACAATCCTTTATAGAAAAGACAGCTATCCGGAAGAAATAGTAAGATAAGATATGTCTTTTGGCTTCGAAAGATGTATCATTCTTATTCATCCTTACAGGAGACCCGATCTTGCATTCAAAAGAATACAAGTATGGAAACTCCTATTTTATTTCCCATTTCGCCGGATGAATACTGGCAAAAGCTGTCTGAGATAGTGGATCGGCTCCTCAGCGAAAAACTGAAAAACGGCAGCTACCCGGCTCCTCCCGCTGGAATGACTTCACGCCCCCTTTTGTCCATCAAAGAGGTCTGCAACCTGTTTCAGATCACCAAGCCTACTATTTACGAATGGACCCGACACGGCAAGCTTAAGCCATATAAGGTCCGGGCAAGGGTTTATTTTCTCATGGCTGACATTGAGGCCCTTCTCAAAACCTGCGTCCCAAACAGCCCGCCTATTGTTTCCTGACTTCTTTGCATTGGTAATTATCATTTGACAAAAAAGGAACTTCAATGGAACTGGAATATATCCGGATTGGCACTACGTATTTCAAAAAGGTTGAAAAGCCCCTCGTCGGCGGAAAATTTGTGATCAGCTTGCTTCCCTGGTCGGTGGAATGCATCAAGCAGGACCACGGGAAATCCTTTTTATCCTCTATTCCAAAATATGACGGCTTTTGCTTTGTTCCCGGCCACCTGGACTACAAACGGGAGATCGGTCGGTTTTACAATAGCTATCACCCTTTTCCTCATGGACCCCAACCCGGTTATCCGAAGCTCACTTTGCTCTTTTTGAATCATGTCTTTGGAGAACAGCTTGACCTGGGTTTGGACTATCTAAAAATACTTTTGCTGCATCCAACCCAAATGCTGCCAATCCTGTGCTTAGTCAGTACTGAACGCAATACCGGCAAAACAACTTTCCTCAACTTCCTGAAGGCCATTTTCGGGGATAATATGACTATTAACAGTAATGAGGATTTCCGGAGCAATTTCAATGCGGAATGGGCGCATAAACTATTAATCGGAGTTGATGAAACTTTCCTGGATCGGAAGGAAGACAGCGAACGGATCAAAAGTCTCAGCACCTCCAAATATTACAAGATCGAAGCAAAAGGGCAGGACCGACAGGAGATTGAGTTTTTTGGAAAGTTCGTTCTCTGCAGCAACAACGAGGATAATTTCATCCAGATCGACCCCGGAGAGATTCGCTATTGGATACGACGGCTACCGCCATTGCAGCAGGATAACAAAAGCCTGCTGGCGGAACTGCGGACCGAGATTCCCTTCTTTATTCACTATTTGGTTGAGCGTCCTTTCATCTCCCAGGCAGCTACCCGGATGTGGTTTCGTCCGGAACAAATCGACACTGCCGCTCTGCACCGGGTAAAACGCTACAACCGGAACAAACTCGAAGGCGAGGTCGCCCAGATCCTCCTTTTTCTATTGGACAACCGGGATGATGTGGCAACGGTCACTTTTTGTATCAGCGATGTACAGGATTGGCTGTTGAAAAGAGGGTGGAGGGGGCAAGATGCTGCTGCGATCCGTCGCTTGCTGCAGGACGGCTGGAAATTGCAGCCTTCCCCCAATTCCAATGCCTATCTCCAGTACCGGATCGGGTCTGATGGGGTGATCTACGAGTTTAATCAGAAAGGCCGGTTCTATTCCCTCTCGAAAAAAGAGGTCCTGACCCTTAATAATCTTGATGATTTTGATGAAAAAGGTATAAGCGATTGAAAAAGAAAAAAATGTGGTCATCAAAACCGTCATCAATCCGTCATCAAAAAATCAGGCCGATGAACCCCGATGCGTTCCGGATGAAAACCGGATGAAGCCCTAACCGAAAGAAAATCAGCTGGCTAACGGCTGCTTTCATCTAATCATCAAAAAATTACAGCATGAATCCTCATATATTTTCGTGCCGGGAAGCAAAGCAAAAGGATCTGGTAGAATACCTTGCGGCCCTGGGCCATCGGCCCACAAAAATTCACGGCGCTGATCATTGGTATTTATCTCCCTTCCGGGAAGAAAAAACGCCCTCCTTCAAAGTCAATCAGCAATTTAATGTCTGGTATGATCATGGGATCGGAAAGGGCGGCAACCTGATCGACTTCGGGATGTTGTACTATCAATGCAGCGTCCGGGAATTATTGCAAAAATTAAATACTCCTTCTTCCTTTCAACAGCCATCTCCTGCACTTTCCCCCAACCCTGAGAAAAAAGATCCGGCTTACGAAAAACGCCGGATCAAAATCTTGTCTGAAAAAGCTATCGAATCCCTTGCCCTCATCCATTATTTGAACAGCCGTAAGATACCGGTAGAATTGGCCGATAAGTTCTGCAGACAGGTTGATTTTGAGCTGTACGATAAAAAAATAACGGCCCTGGGATTTCCCAACCGGTCAGGTGGATACGAGCTGCGGAATCCCAATTTTAAAGGCAGCAGCGCTCCCAAAGACATTTCTCTAATCGACAATCGTACCGAACAGATTGCCGTCTTTGAGGGGTTTTTTAGCTTCCTTACGTTTCAGGCGATCAATAAAGATCTTCATGCCCCACTGACAAATTGCCTTGTGCTGAACTCGCTTTCCTTTTTCGAAAAGAGCCGTCCCCTGATGGAAAAGTATGACCACATCCACCTGGTCCTGGATAACGATGCCGCTGGAAAAATGCACACCCGAAAGGCCTTGGAATGGAGCGGTAAATACATTGACCGAAGCGATTTTTACCCCCATCACAAAGACTTGAATGAATGGCTGAAAGACAACAGCCCGGAGCCACGACAACGATTACGACAGAAAAGGCATTTGTAA